CACCTCATACATTTTCTTACGGCCATCATAGAGGTCGTATCTTGTCTCGTCGTCGGTGTCCTTTACCTTGAGATTATTCTCGCCTGCGAACTGCTCCATCTGCTCGATTGTCATCTCTTTTGTTTCATAAATTTTCTTTGCCATACTAGGCTCCTTTCTGTTCGACTCTGCGAACTTTAAAAATTGTTGTTTTGAGGTTTTACCTCTGTTTCATTTTCTGATTTTATTATATCAGATGATTTTTGCTTTGTCAAGAGGTTTTTTGAAAAATTTTGTTGTTGTTTTGTGTTGGCCTCTTGTCTTTTCTCTATCTGATTATATAATATCAGGTTGGTTTTTGTTTGTCAAGAGATTTTTTAAAAATTTTTGAATTTTTGTTATGTTACACCTCCTACATATTATTTATAATGATATCTTTTGTTTGTTTCTGATATCATTCTATCATTATAATATGAGCTTGTCAATAAAAATATTCAAATTTTAAAAAGTTCTGCAATTCAACCAAAAATCTGTTGTTGTCAGACAATTCTAACAATTTCTGTTGTTATCTGAAATGTATATACAAATCAGAATACTTGCTAAGCTAACTGAATATTCTTACAATTCGCAGAATTGACTGAACATTCACAATTGTACATACAATTCAAATAATTCAAACAACATCAACAATTCAAACTATTTAGAATGTTCTAACAGCATATACATACATAACATTCAAGTTTACTTTTACATTTAACACTTATAACTCTCTATATTCTATTTGTATAACCTGGAAATTACTAAGTAATTCAAATTAGCATTTTTCTGATTTTAATTTATTCTGCTTTACCGAGTTCAATCTCTTCGACAATTCTATCAATCCATTCTTTTGCTCTGTCGATGTTAACCAGTCGTCCATCATACATACCAACAAATATGCTGTCTGCTTTCATCATATAAATATATCCGCTTAATCTATATAATGTAGCATTATATTTTTCTGAATCATCCGGAAATGTTAGTTTGACTGTATTATTATACTTTACATTATTCTCTGCTTTAAAACCATTCTTAATAGCATAAGATATAAAAGCGTTAAATGTATTTTTATTCACTATTACTAACTCCTTTCGGCATTCTGATTTACTAACCTCTTTCGGCTTTTATTACTATTACCTTTCGGCATTTTTATCTTACTTCCAATTCCCTTTCGGCTTTTGACAAAATCACTTTTCAATACATGTTCCATTCTCTACCATATTGTACCATTCAGCATCTTCGTACTCTGGAACCCAATATCTGTAACTTCGAATAAAATCGTCTTTTGGTGTTTCTGTTCCGTGCGTATTCATTATTACCAAAACATCATCGTCTACGAACATATCTTCTGCGAAATCATAATATAAATAAGTATATCCGTCTACCTCGATGTACATCTTGTCCAAACTTTCTTTCCAATGCATACTATTCGGATTTTCTGAATACTCGATTGCGACTATCTTACCAGCCTTTAAAACATTATCACCGGTATTACTAACCTCTTTTGCTTGGATATTGTTCATAAGTAAGCCAGTTATCATTGTTACACCTAAAATCATTTTTAACATCTTACTTTTCATTGTTTTGTCCTCCTGAACACTTTTTATTGTTTTCTAACACTTAGATAAGGAAAACTACTTGCAATCTTGCTACTTTTCAACAATTCCTCCGGAGCTTCGTCTCGTCTGAATTATTTACTACTTCGTCTTAGTTTTGCTTCATTTCTTATCTTTGATTATATTATATCACGTATTTTTTGCTTTGTCAATAGGTTTTTGAAAAATATTTTTACCACAACACTTTCTCACGTATATACGCAATATATAATGAAGGCAGTTGACTGGTGCCACAGGCACCAACCAGCCACCTCATATATTATATTTTACTCCTCGTCTGTTGCATCCCAATCGGCACGTTCTTCTACAACCTGAATAGCCAGATTGATTGCATCTCGCAAACTAATCAGACCATTGATGTCGTTGATATGGAATGCACCTTTCATGTATACCTGATTTACATGTTTCTCTTCCTTTACATCCATACGCTGTGCAATTGTAAAGCCGCCGGCCGAACAATCAGAAATTACAATGTTCCTGGTGTCTGTAATCTGAGCCTTGCTAATTTCTGTGTAAGTTGACTTCTTGCTACTCTTCGCCATTTTCATTTTCCTCACTTTCTACTTCTACATCAGCTTTGTACATCAACTGGAACTCTTTTACATCATCAGAGTTCAGTGGTAAGCTGTTCAAGTTGTCTACCTCTACATAGTCTTTCAAAGTATCAAACTTGATTTTGCTCTCACCATCACCGTCAATAACAATCTGTTTAATTCTGAAAATACCTAATTTCTTTGCTTTCGGTTCATCAGGTAATTTAGCCAGAATAGCAATATCATTATTTAACAATTGAGTGAGTTCTATTGTTTTTACCAATTCAGAGTAACTGGCTACTACATTGAAGTTCACCGCTCCGTTTGCTGATATGCTGTGACCATTATATTTGACTACCTGCTTTAATTTGATTATCACTTTATTACAACCTCCTTTTGGCTTCTTTTACTAACACCTTTAGGCGAAGTACTTATTTTACTTTGATTGATTTCACTGGCCTTTACAAGGCCGATTTACTTTTCTTCTGAAACTTCTTTTCGTGTTCTCTATTAAAGCTCTCACGACTTGATTTACTGGACTTTATTACTTTCTTATTACTAATCCCTTTCGGCGTTTCGATTACATCACCACTGGGACCTCCCAGACCTGTGTTTTCAATTCCCAAGGTTTCATACCGAGATATATTCGGCTTATTACCTACAATCAATCCTGAGACATCCTGTAAGTCCTCTGGTTTGACCAAAAGGTATGTTTGATTGTTACATAAGAACTGAATTGCAAATACAGGAAGTTTATGAGCTACCAATGCATTATATTCAAGAGTTTCAATATCCTTTAGGTTTATCTTGATACTCATTGCATCAGTTGATTTTAACTGACAAATAACATCTTCGCTCTGTCCATCTTCTTTTACAATCCAGCCAGAACCACTATTTGGTGTTGGTTCAAGTCCTAATGACCTCATTACTTCTGCTTCATTCTTTCTGTAAAATTTACCAGAACGTTTTATGTTCATTTTACTTTATTACCTCCGTTACCTGACTGATGTAACTCGCAAGTACCTGCTTGTAAATTGCTTCATCCTGTATCAGAGCTTGTAATTGGTTAAGACCAATTGTAACAACAGTCTCAAGTGGTAAATTTTGCCTGGGTACCAAATAAGGTAACTCGTATACTTGATTACCAATAATGGTAAATACTTTGTAGGTTAATTTACTCATGTAATCTTCCTCATTATTTACCGATAATTTTTCAAACCATACACGTTGAAATGTAGGTTCTCCATGTGTACCTTCAATAGGAATGTTTACCTCAAATGCTACAGGTATTTTGTTTTCGTAAACTCTATTCACAATATCCTTTAGGTTTATCATTTATTTACTTCCAACCTCCTTTTGGTTTTTACTTTATCTGTTACCATAACGACTGGTTCTATATTGTTGTTGTACATGAGAAGCAATCGTCGTGAGATAATCTCTATCACTCTTTGTCAATCTATCTGGTATGTCAAATCCTGTTGAACCATCAAAATCATACATCGCATACCAATAGGTTGTTTGTTCTAAAATCTCTTTTGAATTGCTGTTCATAAGCTCTACGAGTTGTTGTGACAATTCATCATACGATTTGTCTGATATACAACTCTCACTCATTTCATAGTACATAATTGAATATACTATAATTCTTCTTTGTAACCAACTTATTATAGTTATCATATCCCAATATTTTATTGGTAATACATCAAGATTTAATTTCATTTGTTATACCTCATAACTTTATATTACATAATAACTTATTAAGTTATATTACTATAAAGAAAGAAAATATATAAAAGAAAGAATGTATTGACGTTAATTCTTTACTTTCAACCTTAGGCTTTACCATCTAACATGTTCCAGTAGGTTTGTCCTTTCTGCTGACGTGTTTGGATGATTTTAAGGTCGTGTTGTGATTTCATTCTGCCTTGCGTTTTACAGCTAGCTTGTAATGTTTTCTGAAACAATCTGGTATTACAAAGGTCACAAATCGTGATTATATGTTTATCTGTAAAAGCAATATCAAACATATCTAAAGATTTATTTCTGGTGGCTCCACATACCTTACATACAGCGTGTTCATCTTTATTTGTCCGCATTTTTATAGCCATTTTCTTCCATCCACCTTTCCATTTCATTGTCGTACCAGTCGATAAATGTTGAACGACCAATAGACATTAACTCATTGACTTTCTTAGCCACTTTTCTACCTATCTCAATGTCATTACCAGACCAGACTACGAAGTGTTTACCAAATAGTACTACTCTAACATTATAGGTATGTTTATATCTTTTTTGATAATCTATGTTTAGGTATTTAATACCCGTTGTCGAATGTTTCGCCATCTAAATCTAAAACCTCCCTTAACTTTGAACAACCTTCCTCTATATTCCTAAGGTACTCATCAATATCAGAAAGTTCACCCATGGTAAGTACTTCTACATCTTCATCCTCAGGAAGTTCAAGCAAATCTTTACTTACCTCTGCCTCATGTTCTTCTTTCATTCTTTTAAGTACCTTTGCATAATCTGCTATATTATAAATACGACCCACTTACTTGTTTACTCCTTTGCTCATTATTTTATCAATCGCCGCTTCGAGGCCTACAGGTAATTCACCATAAGTACAAGGTTGATATAAAAGTTCCTGTACTTTCATTGGACTGAAGTGACACATTTTAATCAGATACAATTCTGTTGTCATACCAAAAACTACTATCTGACGAATAGCTTTTTCTAAGTCTTTTCTATCATCAATAACTACACTCAGAGCATATACTTCTCGATATGATAAAGGATATTGTTCTGCTATTTCTTTTAATTCAGAACTGATGGGTATTAACATACTAGCCTCCTAACTTGTCCGTGTATTCATTTAATAAATCACTAAATATCAACAGACACTCTTCACATATACATACACTAATAGTTGAATTTTGTACACCTAAAACTATATCATGTATGGGTATTTCTTTTCTTCGACAACAATTACACATCCTATATTTATCAGCCGTGGGTTTTACCTCTATGTAAGGACATGAATTATACACATATCTACCATCTTTTACTCTGGTGGCTTTATATTGTGCTCTCACTATTCTACCTCCTTATAAAACCTTATATCTTCACTTTGGTATAAAAACTCTAAATTCTTACTATGCCAATTTTCTGTCTCTTCACAACTTTCAAAATATAAGGCTCCACCCGAATAATCATACTTACTTTCTAATACCACATAAACAGCTTCATAACTATCCTTACTTGGTTCTGTTACATACCAACTACCACCAGGAATACAAGGACTGAACTGATATATGTTACCGTCATTCTGAGTGATAACCTCATAAATTGTTTCTGGAAACTTGTCTGACTCGACTCTATTTAGAACTGTCATTATTACTAATGTTTTTGTTTGTATATTCTGATTACCTGCTTCACATTCTGCTATTTTGGCTAAGTAATAAATATCATCAACATCCCAGTCCTTGGAATATGTAAACTCTGGATAATGGGTTACCGATAAATCAGTTACATTATCTGTTTTGTTATCTTCATATTCTGCAATATTACCTAATATACTTGTACTTTGTACACTTTCTGATTGACTGACTGGGATATTTTCTGATATTACATTCATAGCTACTTCAGGCTCTGCTGAACTGAATTTTGATAATGTACAAATCATAATACCTAAAATTATGATACCATTCAAAACTATTATTTTTACTAATCCCTTTCGGCCATTTATTGTGCTGGTCCGACGCTTATATCGTCTCCTGTTTGCTGAATACATTTTTCTGCTTCACTCCTTTCCAGTTCTACAATACATTCAGAACATATACCATAAGAACAACTTTTATTATGATATATACAATCTTCCATTTCTGATATAGGTGGCTGGTACATATTATTATCCTTTCTCTAATTTATTTTATTTATCAACTTTATCCAACCATCACCAGGGCCTCAGTTTTCGATTTTAAAAGGTTCTATAATCTCAGCCATATATTTTATCATTCAATATAGGTTAAATTGAAACTGAGGCGACTGGGATGTCTGGGATATATTATCTTTTACTCTTCTTTTCTTTATCTTTATTATCTTTATTACTACTCATTAAGCCTTTTCGTTCAAAGTAATCCTCAAGGTCAGCCAGATAAAATAACATCTCGTCTTGCCTGCTTACTGGTATTGATACCTCGCCATCTTCTACTTCAGTAAATCGCTTTTTAGGAACAGGTATTCTTTCACCTTTACCAATTCGATTAGCAAACGAGCCGATAAAGTAAATCAATATGAAAGTAACCAAGGGAACAAATATCTCTCCACCTACTGCAAACTCTCCCCTCTCCTCATAAAGAGTAGCACCTAAATACCACATCAAATAAGGGAGGCCTATCTGAAGTATCAACATTAAGTTCCTCAGGTTTCTACCGACAAAATCAAGTATCAAAAAGAACAACTCAACTGCGATAGCAAATATAATCGAGAAAAACTTTATAATCAACTGAACAAATGTAGTATGTATCAGCCAACTAAAACCTGTAACAACTGCCTCACCTAAATCTTCACACAATTCTTTAATCATCATACATCCTCCTATTCAAAAGGTCTCTATAATATTGTTTCTTTGTAACAATTCTCTGGTCACATCTGTTCTGATAGCCTTTTATCTTACACCAAGCACAGTTGGTTTCTTCGCTGATAAAAAAGTGAGAATGTGACTCTTTACATATCTGACAATGAGCCTGTCTTACCTCTTCTTCTTCCATGGTTACATACAAATGAATGGTAACGATTGGAGATTGCTTGTCCTTTTCATAAGCACACGTTACTTCCAGCAATTCATTCTTAGCCAATACATTTGTTGCATACCATTTAACTGCTTTCATGTAGGCATCTTTCATATTTTCACCACTGAATTTTTTACTCATAAATTCCTCTGAGTACTTAAGCATTTTTTCTCACCTACCTTTCGTCTACGCTTTCTTGCTTTTGCTTTCAGAACCTCCTCTTTAGCAAGCTTATCCACGTATTCATTAAAGGGATGACCGGCATGACCTTTTATCTTTATGATACTTATATCAATGTTATCCTCTGATAACTTATGTCTTACCGCTAAATATCTGTCCCATAAATCTTTGTTCTTTATATCCTGCTTTCTGGTTGTCTGCCAACCATTCTGTTTCCATACCTCTATCCAACCATTCTCGATTGAATTAACTACATAAGCACTATCTGAATACAACTCGTACTTATTATCTTTGGAACAACTTCTATGTACCTTTTCCAAAGCTTCAACTACAGCAGATAACTCCATTCTATTGTTGGTTGTTTCTACTTCGTTACCAGAAATAACTTTACAACCATTCTGCGTACTAAATACTGCTGCCCAACCGCCCGGACCAGGATTGTCAGAACATGCCCCATCTGTGTATATCCTTATTATCACCAGCTTGTCCCTCCTTATCTTGTATCGACTTTCTTTCTCAGTGAATACATACAGATAGCGGTTTTTGCTAAACACTCATATAAACTTATACCATAAACTATCTGTGCTGTAGCGAGATTATTGTCGTTTATTATTGTTGACCTCCAAATCACTTCTTTTTCGTTTGCCCAAACATCTGGTACCAACTCTCTTATCCTCATATTATACTTCTTTGTTAGTACAGTTATAGCTTTTTCTATTTTATGTACCGGAATATCCTCGGTATCATACTTGGCTAAAGGTGGTATCAATCTTAAAGCCTTTTGTAACAACTCTATTGAACCATCTTCTCTACAATCGAGATTTAATAACTCTTTTGTTGTCACTGTATCACCTACCTATTAAATTAAACAAAGTTTGGGCTGACCAATATCACTATCAGCCAGCCCTAGCATTTCACATCTTCTATTACCCGACTGGAGGGTTCATATACCTACCGAACTCTTTGGCTCAGATTTCCCAATCTTCCTCGTCGTCGGCTTCCTTAGCAGGCTTCTTACTCTTAGCCGCAGGCTTGCTTCCACCTTTAGCAGCTTTCTTAGGTGCCGGAGCTGCCTCTTCCTCGTCGTCCCACTCTTCATCATCCTCGGCCTCGTCTTCTGTCTCAGCCGCTTCTGCATCTGCTGCCTTTAACAGGTCGATATAGTACTTAGCCGGCTTCTTCTGCTCAGCCTTAATCTTGCGCTCTTTACAAAGTTTGTAAAGGTCGATTGCCTTCATTCCAGAGTAATCCTGCTCCTCTGCTCCGTCTTCGCCATCATCCTCAGCATCCTCAACCGGCTTACCATCAGCTACATACTTTTTCAGATACTTCAGCATTGAGTCGTGAGACAGGTCGCCGAACTTATCCTTGCAATCCTTACGTAAGCCGAGCTCACCGAGCAGCTTGTACATCTTTGCATTATTCCAATTGTCATAATCGGTATCACCAGAAGCATCAGCCTCTGCTTTCTTACCCTTAGCTGCTGCCTTGGCAGGAGCCTTCTTTGCTTTCGGAGCCGGTACATCATCCTCGTCACCATCATCCTCAGCATCCACATCTTCATCGTCGTCCTCGACATCACCGGCATCCTCAAGAGCCTTCTTGATAGCACCGTTAATCTTGTTAGCAGACAGGTTCTCCGGCATAAACTGCATCAGGTCACCGAACTCTTCGCCGGCCTTTACGGCTACTCTTGCAATCTTAACCGCTAACAACGGATATCTTCTGCCGATATCAGCGATTGCTGCTGTGTCTTCGTTTTCCAATAACACCTGTACTGCCTCTGCAAATGAATAATTTTTAGCCATGATTTTACTCTCCTTTTCTTTTTAATATTTGTTATGGCTTTCTTTGTTCCTGTACGACCGTACACTTATTTATGTTAAGCTCATTGGCTTCACATCTGAATATCTTTAAGAGCTTCGTAATACTTACCTGTACCATACAACTTGAAAGTATTTATTGTATCTTGGTCTAACCCTTTCATAACCGCAATTCTCATAATCTGATTTAGCGGCATACCTACCTTCTCAAGTTTTGTTACCATCATCATACAACGATAACTGAAAGTAGCTCTTATTCCTTTCTTACTTGATGTATCTCGTAGGTCATGGATAAAGGTTATTAAATCTTGGTTGTCTTTTGTGAGCTTTCGCTCTATCAATTCAGAGTAGTTAAACTCTATAATAGCAAATCTATCAAGTGTAGCCTGGTCAAGAACCATTCGTCCAGTATACATATCATCTGCCCCCGAACCAACCGTATTACCTGCTGCTACAAAATGAACATGTGAGAAATCAACTCTACCATTTGGAAATTCAAAATATCCATTAGCAATTGCTGCATTTAATAGTACCAAAACATCTGGTATACTAGCATCTATCTCGTCCAAAAAGAATATACACTCTGTATTACTTGTACAAGCTTTATAAAATTCTGTCTCGTGATAATCACCACCAGCATCAATAAAACCTGTCAACTTATATTCTTGTTGAATAGAGTTGCTAAAGTAGAAGTCCCATTCATTCTCACGAGCTATCTGTTCTATCGTGTGGTTCTTGCCACTACCAGCCGGGCCTGCAAGATATACCGGAATGTTACAATCCAAACACATCTTAATCTGGTCATACTTCTCGTGTTTAACTTCTCCCTTAAGCATCTGCTTAATTTTTTCTTCTTGTTCAATTTTATCCCACTCGGCATCTGCTATTTCTTCGGGCTCACTTTCTCCAAACACTTTCTCTATGTCTATATCTGGGAAATAGCCCCCCTGGGGAACCTCACTCTGTATGTCATATCCCTCTGATTTTACCTTATGTTTTATTCGTTTACTTAAACTCTCTGTCGACTTCCTATATTGACCTTTAACATCATATTCTCTGGTTATACCTTTCAAATTGAAATTATCATCAAAAGTTATCCGACAACCTGAAACCACTGCAAATCTGTAACCTGCATCCCTACCATATTTTCTATAATAAGAATACACTTTGTTCTCACCATTGAATATCACATCAATATGTACAAAGCCAGGCTTGTCTCCTTTTTCGAGTTTCGCTATGTTGAAATTTACTGGTTGTAACTGTGACATGTATTTTCTCCTTTTAATACATTCTCTGAATACTATGTGAAATATCTTTTTTCTTCCCTATCTCACTATATTCATTATATCATAGAAATTCGTTCACGTCAATAGGAATTTTAAAATTTTTAAAATATTTTAGTATAACTTTTCCAAATCATCAAGTGTTTTTATACCATCAACATCTTTTCTTATAAATTGTGGTAATAAAATCTCGCTCTTCGGAAAACAACTACGAAGCACATCCTCATTCATAGGTCTACCATAACCATTTACATATTCCGATGGTACCTCGGGGTGTACTTCTATAAATCTGAAAAATAAACGTCTCAGCATACTTGGATGAACTAAAGGAAAAGCAAGCTTACTTACATTCAGCTTCTCATTTGCTTTCTTTAATTTAATTTTTATAGCATACCCGTTTCTAACATCGCCACCCCAAAAACTTGTCGATTGATATACACCTAATATAATATTCAAGTTTACCCTATAATTCTGTGCTTCTAGCTTTTGTATTATCCTAAACGCTTTTACACTTTCCTCAATTATTTGCTCTGTAGAAGTACCAGCAGAATAGGTAACCGATTTATTAAGTGTAATCACCTTTTGTTTTACAGGTTGTAGTTTTCTATTTATCATATTATTAGGTATACCATTCAAATATAATGGAATGATTGGTTGAAAACCCTCGACACTTTGAGTTGGTCTTGATACCATTACATGTTCCATTTTACCCTCGGCTTTAAGTCTCTGACTAAGTCTTTGTGCCATTTCACTCCAACCATTATGAAACAACTCAACTGCTTCATCATAACTATTTGTTTGAGTGAAGTTATAATCACCTGTTACACTACTTAACTTCTCCCACCTAAAGCTGTCATTCAAAGGAGTATCACACAAATATTTGTAAAACTCTTGTAGGTTGTTAAACTCTACAAACTCTATCTTTCCGTTTTTGTCTATGTTCATATAGATACCTCGTTTCTAATTAGTAACCTTACCACTATATTCATTATATCATAGAACGACGCGAACGTCAATAGATATTTTTAAGAATTTTTGTTAAACATCACCATCAGCTTTATTGTTAGCATCATTCTTATTAAATGTGCCGCCATGATAGCGAGCTGATAACTTATCAATGTTTGTCTGTAATACTTCATCAAGGTCCCAACCAAATGCTTCACAAGCTAAAGCTATATACCAACAAATATCACCAAGCTCTTTTCTCAAATGCTCTTTGTCGAGTTCCTTACCATGGAATATCCACTTCTTTACGATATCATTAAACTCTCCAACCTCACCAGCCATACCGAAACAAGCATTTAAAGCCAAACCCATATCAATTCCTTGTGTACAGCACTGGTCCATTCTTATATCCAAAAACTGAGTAGCATCTTTATTTGCAGTAAACACTGCTTTCTTTTGATATTCATTACCGTGCATTTATTTTTCCTCCTTTAACTTATCATGCTCTCCAATAAACCAAAACATTGCAATACCGGCTGAGTCTGCAGCATCATTGTTATACATATACTTTTTGTCGCCTCTTACAAATATACCTTTACTTTTTCTTGTACCTGACATATCCATAAGAATATCTGACTCAAGTCCCTGTTTTAGCAACCACTTAATAGTCGGCCACTTTTCATCCGGTACTCCATACTTATTACTTTCAGGTTTACTGGTGCCAATCACCTGCGATTTCCAACAACGAGTATCTACCGAATATACTTGAATACCATATATACTGCATACATCAACTATTACACTATTCAAAGCACCTATTGACTTTATATAGTCTATATTGATAAAACCTTGCGAACGAAGTCTTATTCTTTCAAGTATACATACCACATTGCTGGAGTTCTTTACACATGATTGTAAAACCTTATTCAAAACTTTTCTGAGCTTCTCTCTACGTTCTGAATTATTTTCACATTTGTCTAACCAAACACTTTTTACCTTTACCAATTCACCGTCGGCAGCAATACTGATACCGGTATTATTGTAAGACTGGTCTACACCTATGCATATCTGTGAATATTTCTTTTTAACCTGCTTACAAAGCTTATTATCACAATCAAGACAATCGAGATAAACAGCTGACCCATAAATTGGGCAACTCTTTGACATATCTCAACACCTCCTGTCGTGATGTAATATATTGTAGGTCATTTTAGCCAGCTTGTACTGCCTCTTGTAATATTGCTCATTTCTGATGTATTCCTGCTTATTGAGATATAACACCTTATTCTCAAGCTTATCACAAATAACATCAAAATCATCATCAAATGTAAGTTCACACAATTTGATAAACCCTTTTAATGTTTCAACAACATTTACAAAGCTATCTTTTATAGCCTCGAACATTTGACTAAATAACTCTACTACTTGCTGAGCATATTCCTGAACCGCTTCCCATACCCTTTTACCATAATCAACAATCAAAACCTTTAACACTTTTAAATGCTGAATATCTAAATTAACTCCACGAATTTGCATATAGGTATTGATTTGCATATCCCAATATTCTTCTCGTACAACCAACTCATAACAGCTCATATCACTTTCACCCCTTTAGGTATCTTTTCTCCGCCACCATTTATTTTCCAACAAGCATTTCTCAATGCACAATCTTCGCACCTCTTACAATCAGGGCTTATAGCATCTTTTGGTCTTGCTACCATCTTGTGCTCTTTTATTAGCTTATTATACCGTCTACGAATTTCTTTCGCTCTTTCCACAAATGGTGCACACATTTCTTCATCGTAATCATACACTTCCAACTTAAAGTCCTGGGTATTTTTATCTTCATTCAGAACGAACCCTTTTGTATAATCTACCTCATTCCAGATACCGGCTTCTGTTTCATCAAGTATCAATAATGCCATATACCACTGCATCTGCTTGTATGCCGATGGATGTTTTGACATCTTCTGAAACTGATATGTATTAACCGACTTAATCTCTCCAACCATTTTACCATCAAAGAACTCTGGTATCTCACAAATAATATCCGGTGTAAAACTAATATGATAGTTATGATTAAATCTTGTTACATCCAAATCTTCTACACCTGAATAACCAGCTCTGATAAATAGTCTCTGCCACTTCTCGTGTATAGCATTTCCCTGCTCAAAAATTCTTTTAAGTCCAACAGAAATCTGCTCACCTTGTAACTGACGATATACCAAACTTAATACCTGCTCCCTCAAACAAAAATCTTTATCACCTTTAATTAAAGCAGATGCGTGTAAACCTACCCTTTCCTGAGTTTCTGCACCTCTTGTCATAACCTGCTTTATAAAGGCTGCCTCTTGCTCTATATCTTTTTCAAGGAAGAAGACGTTGTTCAATATCTTTTCGAGCTTTAACGCCTCTGACGATTGAAGTTTAACTCTACCACCAGTAGCATCTTTCTTTATACTACTTACTATTCCCATGTTCACTTCCTCTTCTTTCTCTGCTTTTTAACTTCCTCAATAATTTCACTTCCCGGCTTAGGTGGATTGGTGTGATGGTAAAACATATACTGTTGAACCAAACCTTCATAACCATCAGCCTCATACAAATACCAATCTCTGAAACTCTCGTAATCTTCACATTGGAAGTCTTTTGTTATCATTTGATTTATATGAGTATCAACCGGAAAAACATTCATCATGTGTAGACCATACAAGCAAATACAATCAGCTACCTTCGGACCGATACCTTCAAACTCCATTAAGTAACCTTTAATTTCCTCGTAAGAATATCTACCTACATTCAGATACTTAAAATCAAACCAGCCATCAACAATATCTTGACAAAGCTGAAGCACATTCTCTTTTCTTTTCAAACCAAAATCATCTACTAATTTCTTTTGCTTTTCAAGTATCTGCATCTCATTTGGAAACTCATACCACTTTAACTGACCACATTCTCTCAATGACTGCTTATGAGGAACTCCACACTTTTGAGCTATTTGTTCAATCATTCGCTTTATATTAGGAATATTTGTAGCAGTTGCTAACATAAAACTTACAATGATTTCAAATAAATCTTGCTTGAGTATTCTGATACCAGAACCTCTATTAGCCATTACTTTGAACTCTTCACTTACGCCTCTCACCTTATAATTCAAGCCCATATAATCTGTACCCATATCAAAGTACTCATACCATATAGCATAAAATTCTTCATCGGTACAGCTCATTATAAACCTCTGCCTCTGCTGCTCAATCTTGAGTACTTTATCTTTATAAGGGATAGCATATTTACCATCCCTCAACTTTATCCACCTGAAACACTGGCCTGAATTATATATCTGGTCCAAGTTCATAAAAGGTACTTCGATAATAAACATATCACTTCACCTCACCTGCACTACATATAATTCTTTCGATACCGGCATTAGCAATCATTCTACTACAAATCGGACAAGGACTAGCATTTATCACAGAGAAACTGCCATCTGTCCCGACCTCTTCACCATACAGATATAAAGTAGCACCAATCATATCTCTACGACTGGCACTTATCAAAGCGTTCTGTTCCGCATGCACCGAATGACATTCTGAATAATCACCAGAATTATGTACCATTCCCTCTCTCATACATTTACCGATATCACAACAATTAACTGCTCCTCTTGGTGCTCCGTTATAGCCTGTAGCAATTATCTCGTCATTCTTGACAATTACGCATCCATACCGACGTCTCAAGCATGTAGACCTCTTACATACCGCTCTTGCAATCTCGATATAATATGTATCTTTGTCTATCCGATTACTACGAGCAGATTTTGTACGTCTTTTACATAAATCACGATATGAACAAACAACACCATCAAACTGACATTTACCTTCGCCTTCCTGATAATTACCAAAGCATTTGTAATCTCCCACAGCCGCCTCACTTACCGTTCTCTCCTCACACTTTTCTTTTTCAGGACAAAAACCACACTCAAACACACTTTCTGTATCATACTCTCCAAAACACTTTGAATATTTTTCTACCTTCGTAGCCGGCTCACAATCATTACGAGAAATTAAATAAATCAGGCCATCTACAATAGCAGTTATAGCGTATTCTACATCCAATGTATTATTCTGCTTTACATCCATTCTTACACCAAGTAAACTTCTTATAACCGATGCTTTCGTTTTATCATTTTCTTTACTCATCTTCGTACTCCTCACTTTCTTCTGCTTCCCAATCGTCCTCTTCTTTTACTTTTCTACGACCATACTGCTCTGCTCTCTGAGCCATCAGCTCTTTCCTTATATCTTTAACATCATCAAAACTTACAAATCCTCTATCAAAGAAGCAAGGAATTTCACACTGGCCCATTGGGTTACATACTTTTGATTTCACTACCTTACATTTCATAATGAAACCAACAATCTCTTTGTCAGCAGAGTTATTAGGGTTCTTATTAGGAATATCTATCCATGCCCGTCTTGCCACCTGTATACGTAAACTTGCTGAATGTTTTAATTTACGACCACCTGGAGTATCTGTCTTTTCACCGAACATCATAGCCCCAATTTTATCTCTTACCTGATTTACAAAAATAACTGTCGTACCTGTTACTTCAATTATTTCCTCAATCATAGGTAAATACTTATTCAAAAGTCTTGATGTACCACCTATTCTCTGTTCCTCTATACTATCCCTATCTGCCGATTTAAGGACTTTCTCTGCATCTTCCTTAGGAACCAGGCTTGGTACACTATCAATACCAATTAAAGGAATACCTGTTTTCGCAAACCTTATTGTCTTATTTAATGCTGCCTCACCGAAACTAGGTCTATATACCAAAAGCTGTTTTGGGCGATTACCAAACACCTTAGCCCTCTCGGCATCGAACGTACCCTCAATAGGTATATCTAAAGCCATTGGTTGTAAACCAGCTAAATGATATAACAAAGTGGTTTTACCAGAACTCTCTGGACCAAATATCTCAATCACTCTTCCCTCTGGCATACCACCACCAATAATGGCATCCAAATCTTCAATACCTGTAGACCACCTGTCAATTTTCAGATTGGCATTTTTTGAACCAATAGTGTACACTGCACCTTGGCCCTCTTTTTTGTTAATCTCGTTACAGAGCTTAATTATCTGCTCTTTGTTCATAGCGCCCATTAGCTATTCTACCTCCACATATTCCATAATTATTACGAGTGCTTCATCATAACTTTTAGCTGTGCTTACAATTCTGTTACACATCTCCCGCCCCTCTTTCTCTCTGCCTTCTCTAATAAGTACCCTTTTAGCAATACCCATCAAATTAAAGATATTACCATTGGAACCTATCAACTTAGCAACAGGCTTATAATCGAGGTTACCACAATCATAATGATTAAACTCGCAAATCTCAATCTCACCAAGTTCTAACTTTTCATCCAGCCACTCCTCAAAACTCAATTGTGTAGCGTGGTCAAACTGTGTTTCAAACAACTCTCTGAGCTCTTGCTCATTTTTAATTTTACTCATTGGCGTCAGCCTCCTTTTATTTTATATCTATAATTATATCATAAAATTCGGCCAACGTCAATAGATTTTTGAAATTATTTTTTTCTATCGGCTCTAGCATACAGCGAACTGTTGTATTTCTTTACTCTGCCAATATAAGTGGCTTTCTTAAATTCAAGGGCTCCGCTCTCAATCAACAACCCAAGTACTTTCTTATTGACTTTTTTACCTTGTACCCTATCAAGGAAGTTATCGTATGATGTGAATATACCATTTGCTTTTCGTTCGGCTACGATTGCATTGGCAGCCACCTCACCGACCCCTTTGATTGAACTCAATCCCTGCTGAATTGCGAACTCACCATCAATCTTTCTAAGTGATGATTTTGTCTTTGAATAATTTACATGAGGTAAAAATACTACAGCACCATCACCTACCGCATTCTCGCAATACTTAAAGAAATCACTATCATCATTGGCATACTTAATCTTTGCAAACCAGAATACCTCAGGATAATATATCTTGTAATACATCTGCTCTACCGATATAAGCGAGTAACCAACTGAATGTCCTTTGTTAAACGAATAATCATAAAACTTTTTAAATATATCTTTTGCCGTATCTGCAGGTACACCTAATTTCTTACAACCATTTACAAATGCTTTTTCAAACCTTGGATAGTCATTCTCAAAATAGTAGTTGAACTTAGGTACACCAATTTTCATTTTTGTTATATTGTGTGCTTCGTCCCAAGTCATACCGGCAATATCTACGGCCATTCTCATTATCTGCTCTTGATAAATAATTGTACCATACGTCTCTTTCAAATACTCATCAAAAGCTCTAATATTACTACCGGCATCTTCGCCTAATTCATAAGCCTCTTTATTTGCTGCATATAACTCAGGCATCTTCTGTTTCAAAGGACCAGGTCTATTCATAGCTGAGGCGGCAACCACATCATTGAAATTACTTGTATGAATATCCAACAATAATTGCTGTACAGATGCCTTATCCAACTGGAACACTCCATTACAATTACCAGTAGAAAAACCTTCAATTACTTTCTCGTCCTCAATCATACTTATATCGAAACCTGGAGTACCTGTAGCTTTCCTGCAATCATTCAACTCTGACATAGTTTTCAAACCAAGCATGTCAAACTTAATTACCCCAATTGCTTCCATATCTATAAGGTCATAAGCTGTAAACAACTTACCTGTCTTTGTATCTGTCCTTACTGCTGTATAATCAAGTATATCTCCACCAGTTATAGCAACTCCTGCTGCATGAGTACCGATAAATCTTACCTTTTCATACAGAGCTAAAAAGTGCTTCATTATGTTATCATAACTAGCATTATAACTTTTATACCGCTCGTCATTCATCAAACCCTCTCTGTCGAGAAAACCCTCGTCTATATATGAATTGACAAACTTCTTTATATCTGCCTTTATCTGCTTGTTAATCTTAGCATCTGAAACATCCACTTCCTTATCGGTTCTCAAGCCACAAACCTTTGCGAGGTCATTTATCAGATTATCTACACGATATAAACCATACGAACAAATCTGAGCTGAATGGCCTTCATATTTATCAAGCAAATACTCAATAACCTCACCTCTCCTATCTGTTTCAAAGTCCATATCAATGTCGGGCATCTTGTGTCGTTCTTTCATAAGGAAGCGTCGGAACTCAAGGTTGAAATAAATGCTATCTACCTCTGTAATCTTTAAAGCATAACATACAATTGAGTTACAAGCAGAACCACGACCTGGACCAACTGCAATTCCTTGACCTTTAGCCCAATTGACATAATCTTCTACCATCAAAAAGTAATCTTCAAATTTGTGATACTTAATTACATCAAGCTCTTCCTTAGCTCTATCAATGTACTGCTTATTGTATCTGCCTCTATCTTTCAACCCCTGCTTAACATGTTCAACCAGTACCTTGTATGAGTTATCATAAAGTACCGGCAACTTTTCTTCGAGTTGGTCAAGATAATTTAATTCGCATTTATCCTCAATCTCTTCCAAGTTCTTTACCATCTGCATAGCCAGTTTCTTAGTCTTTACTTCACCAAAATCGGCTTTATGCATTTTATAAAACCTTTTCTTTAATTCGCCAGGAACCGGCATGTATCTTTCTTTGTACGTATCCTCAATATGGTCCAAGTTATGACCTGCAACTTCATGCATTTTCAGATATGACTCCAAATCTTCTTTTCTTCCCCTATGACTATCAGAGGTAAGTATACATTTAATACCTAATTCCTCTGCTAACTCAATAGACTTAATGTTGATATATCTTTGTAAGTTCATTCCATCCTTTTCTTCATCAACATTATATGGCTGTATCTCTATATAGAAATCATCATCAAAAATAGACTGCATCTTTTTCAAATACCTTTCGGCCTTATCAAGATTTTCACCCTTAATACACTGACCAAGATAACCTGCTACACATGCAGTTGTACAAATCAACCCCTCGTGATACTCTTCCAAAATACTAAAGTCCCAAATTGGATTGTAGTATTTCTGCATATCCCCCTCATACTGAATACGGTTCATGTTGCCATAACCAACTAAATTCTTAGCAATCAATATAAGGTGGTAGCCTCTCGTTTGTGGTACATACTTTGGTAAGAAATATCCCTCTACACCAAGTATGGCTTTAAGGTCGTTATCCTTACAAGCTTTATAGGTCTGTACCAAACCATTGGTATTACCGTGATTAGTAGTACATAACGAATTGTAACCTAACTCTTTTGCTATCTTAGCTAACTCTTCCGGTTTACCATATCCATCAAACGTACTATATTCATCGTGTCTGTGTAAATCAAATTCCATACCCATTATGCTCACCTCAACAATTTATCATAAAATGATTTTACTTTGTCGGGGTCTGTTATCTTTTGAAAACTCTTGGTAGCCTTGATTGCTTCTGTCACATCAGCATCTTTCTCTGTGTAACTATCCTTTCGAGAATGTACCAGTTTCGGTTCCATAATCAAACCCCTTTTTCTTATTATATCATAAATATCGGGAAACGTCAACCGTAAATTTTCGTTATTACTATACCCCTGCATTATTACCGGTACACAATTACAAATCACAGCCTCCATAAACCTCATTATGTTAAAGTACTCGTGTAAGTAAGGATATGAAATAATCGTGTATCTACTTAGCATAAGATTATATAAGTATGTACTCTGGCCTACCCTTTTATCTCTATCCTCAAGTGTAAATAACTCAAACTTACCTGTCATAGGATTGTTATAGTTGGTACCAAACTTACCAAAGTACTTTCCACCCTTATGTCTCTTACCTATCCTATCGCCAAGTTGTTCTTTTATCTCATACAGATAGCTTTTACTTTCATCATAAACAGAACCGATGAAATAAAGGTCCTGCATTTTTGGTATCTCCTGTATAAAAGTATTAAACATAGCATACTCATATATCGGACCATATACATCTGTTTCTGATTTCCAGGTACATATCCTTTTGTATTTCTTGAACTTATAAGAGTCACTAAAATCATACTCTCTCGGGTCAATTACAAACTGAAACACTTCTTTGTTTTCACAACAACTAACAAACAGTAATCTCTCATATAACCTCCGCATCTTGTCATACTCCCAATTAAACCGTTTGTCCTTTTTCATACCGCTCTGCATTTCTTTTATCACAGAGCGATTAACCATTGTTGGTGTCTTGGATATAATTACCTTATCAAATTCTTTCAGAACCAACTCATAAAGTTTTTGTATCTCCTGCCAACTCTTACAATCATATTGAGCCAACTTCAAAATATCCACATCGTCACTTGTAAGCACCTTATTTATCTTACCGTTACCATAAAAATCTATGATAGTAACTTCATCCACAAACTCAACTATCTGTGAATAAATAGCAGATATTATTTCATTCTGACTTAACTCTATATTACTAAGTAATGCTACTGCTACACTCATATCCTTTTCCTTTCTGATACGTAGATAGGTGACCGAGGCCGCCTTTACATATCTATTTATTCTGTTTAGTCAAATAATTGTCCAGGTCCCTCTTGTACAAATGCAAACTTCCCGCGATATGAGTATAGGTACCAAGAGGAACACCTAACTGCATACTCATTAAAATCTGCATACAGGTAAACTGAAAAACATCATAAGTGAAACCCATCCACAAATCATTTGACCTCATATATGTTGTCATATACAGCTTACCCTCTCTGATAAAGAACTGTAAACATACCGTACAATTTACATCTTTGCTTGGAGTATCATCGGCCATCTTTATATGAATAACAGCCTGCCTTGTGTTCGGATTGTCTTTCAGTTGCTGCTTAACATATTCCCACTGGTCAAACCCATACTTACTTTGAATACACCAGCCGTAGTTTGAGTTTACTGTTTCGCCATCATCAGACATCCTGTCCCAAGCTTTTGTATACTTCTGTATCTCTGATAAATCTTTATTACCAGATAAATACCAAAGTAGTTCTCCAATAGCATACTTCATCGGCATATTTCGTATTTTATTCTTCATAACATTTTGAGTTGGGTCCTCAATCACAGTTATAGCATTGATAATCTCACCAACCACATCGCCATCACGAGAACCATTTACATCACCCATATTTGATAACAACTCAAACCAATGTTCAAAAGCTTCATCAGCGTTCTTTGTTGTCACAAACTGATTATACAGCAATCTTCTCACCTCCCTATCTCATATAACACTTCTACAAAATTCTTAACATCCATAAATTTGAGTTTTCTTCTCAAGTACTCAATAATAACATATCGCTCTTTTAGGTTGTTCCTAAAATAATCAATTCTTTGCAATACATCATCACTATTACGAACAGTTAGTAACTCTGCATATCTACCGGCATATTCTCTGATTGTTTCTGTTCCATACTCCTCGATAAACAAAGGAAGCGTACCATAAAATATAGCCTCAATAATTCTTGCTGTCATAAAATGGTACTTACAATATTCTTTCTTTGCTAAAAGTATGGTTACCAACGAATTTGAGTATACCATTCTCATATCCGATGTCTGAATACGTTTACCAAAATGTATATTAGGCCACCTTGTCTCGCTGTCTCTACCACTTTCATTCCAATTGCCATACACTGTAATTCGACGACCTTTACAATTTGGTATGTATTTATCAATGCACCAATCTCTCTCATACCGATTACCTACATACACCATATCTTCCTTTGGGTCTGGTATAATAAGATAATCGTCAATACGAGTAAAATCAAATGGAATATATACTTTCTTGAACCGATTTGCTTTTTTGTTCGCTTCGAGAAGAGACCACTTATCACCGAGTTCCAAGATACTTACATCTACACCAATTTCGTACATACGAGTGAAATCAATAATGTCAATCTTGTAATCAAGGTCAAAAATAACAAGTCTCACATCTCTTGTCCGACAATAATCAATCAAACAATTCTGAATGAAATAATCAGGCTGCCAACCGATACCCCTACTCTGCTCGTCATTTCTACCTGGGATACACATACGCCACTCGTGAAGAATAAACTCGCATTCATTGAGTTTGTAATAGTCCCAGATACCGAACAACATATCTTTGGTAATATCATACCACTCTTTGTCGATATCTTTGTACATATTCTTTTTCATTTGCTCATAGGCTACGTACTTATCGGTATATGCCCAATCAAAATATCTCATACTATTTTTATTAGCATAATCATAACCGTCCTTGTCCCTATCAGGCATCACCTGGGTCACAACGAAGCCATCTTTCTGTAATTGTCTTATAATTGACCACGAATAAAAAGCATTTCCATCTGGGGTTGATAGGAGGTTCCCATCTTTATCCATTTTTGTATCACCAAGGAAACCCCAATAACTATATCCGCACTTTTTCATAATCATCGTACCTCCGCTGGCAAAGCAGATTACACTTATCATTATACGGACATTTCTCGTTCTTGATATTACTGAACAAATCTCTTATCTGTGCCTCGTCCATATTATTTATATTACCGAGTACCTGCTCTGACAAATAACTCTGACAACGAACAATATCTCCATTTGAGTAAACCGTATGTACCTGACTCTGGCTATCACAAGATAACCTGTCATTGTTTATCATACTTGTAATAAACTGCTGGTCCTTTGTGTCAATCATATCATAGTACTTATGAAGCTTACCAAAATCTTTTGCTCTTACACTCTCACCGGCACCAAGCAACTCCATATCCTGAGCCAGACAGAAGTAAATCCTCTCAATACCGTGTGATTTTATTTCTTCCATATCACTTTCAAAAAGCTGTTCATTAAAAGCCGAATATGTGTAGCTTAACTTTACATTGATACCGGCTCTCTTTGCCCACTCTACAAAGTTCCAAATCTTCTTTGAATTACCTTTTGAGCCTCTGATAGAGTCATGAGCTGTACCATCATAGCTTATTGTCACATTTTTTATACCATACATAATACAGTATTCCTTTAACTTATCCAACATAATACAGTTGGAAAGTAAAGTATAATTGACAGAATAATAATTAAGAATGCTAAAAATATCAACAATCCTTGTGTGAAGAATGGCCTCTCCACCACCAAACACATAGTCTGCAACAGGAAAAGCTCTTACAACATCTTCAATCTTTTCCGGAGATAACTCGCATCTCTGTTTATTTCTCCATATACTACAGGTCTTACAACCAGAATTACACATGTTAGTTATATAAAACTGTATCAGTTTGTTCGGTCTCATTGTTAGTATCTACCTCCGTCCCTTCTGTTTCTGTTTCTGGTTCTCCAGGCTCATATATACCGAGCACTTCTTTTACATAATCAACGGCAGCACCCAAGGTATTATAATCTACCTTTATTTTATTCTCAATAGCTGTAGTATCAAATGCATCATTGTACCAAACATTATGCCTGGATAAATTTTTACCATGTTCCTGTGATGAAGCATTTATATCTGTAGGTACTACATAAATAAGAATACAAGGAACATTCTCCTGCATACGCTTATCAATATCCCACATTTCATCATTCTTGTATTGCCTGTCTACCCCACCATACACCCATTCTGTTAAGTGATAACGGTCAAGTATTACATTATCAACCAAACCCTGCTCCATAAGGTTTTGAAGTGTGTTTATTTTCTCTGTATTTATGTCCATATTCTTAAACGAATGAGCATAACGAGTATCATCACGAAATCTCACAAAACCATAATCAGATATTGCCTCGATAATCATATCACATAAAGTAGTCTTTCCTACCCTGTCAATACCCTCAATAATGATAACCATATTTACACCTCCAAAGTAAACAAGGGAGAGTCGACTTCCAACCGGCCCTCCCTCCATTATTACTTTTTATTCTTCTCTTCTGCGACTCTCTCAGATACTGTTGCAATCTTATTGATAATCGCTTCCTCAAGCTGCTCACCGGTGAACCCAGAGTACATTGCAATATTCATACCAACAATGATACAATCTGCGATTTCCTCAAGTTTGTTCTCCGGACAATTATGAGTATTCCTCATGTTCTTCCAACGCTTGTCCGAACTGAGTACCTCACCGATTTCTGATACCAGCTGCTGTACATGATAACTTGCCATTCTTGTATTGTCGATAGGTAACTCACAACCATAATCGACATCTGCCACACCATCATAGGTACCGGCATTTATCATTTCCCGCTGGTTCTCTGCCTGACTTTTAAAAATATCCACAAATGATTTACTCATCTTCATCCTCCCACTCATCATCGTCGTCCTCGTCGTTCCACTCTTCCTGTGCCTGGTCATATTCCTCAAGCTGTCTTATGTAGAACTTCTGTGACTTTCTCGTAGGTACATCGATACCTCTCTCTTTACAAAGCTTATAGAGCTGCTTATCTGACATATCAGAATAATCTTCCTCTGCATCGTCGTCCTCGTCGGCTACATCCTCGTCATAATCATCGTAGTCGTCCTCGGGTTCTGGCTTCTTCTTACCTTTACTCTGTGTCTTAGCAGGTCTCTTTTTCTTTGGCTGCTCGTCCTCTTCCTCGTCGTCATAGTCACCGCCATCACCTGCTTCAGCCGGCCAAGCCTTATCAATCATTTTCTTTAAGGTTGTTAAACCAAAAGGCTTTGCTTTCTCATTTCTGAATTTCTGTTTATCCATAGGTACAACAGAGAAAGTTTTATTCTGCTGTTTACCAGATACAGAAATAACATAATCGCGGTCACATAATGTACCATAATTCTCATACATAGCAACCAGCGCCGGAATAGGTGAGCAGTTATTTACTGCGAACATGAACACCTGTACCTCTTTTGTTTCATAATTCCAAACCGACCAAGCATACATCTTACGAGTTCTCAAACTGTCGTCCTCACAGTAAGGGCAATCTCTACCAAAGAACTCCTGACATGGTACATTGACACCCTGTTCAAAACTGTCGTGCCATAAAATCTCTACTCCGTCGTCCATATCCTGCAAGAAGCGGATACGCTGCTTCTGACCCTCACGAAAATAAATAAACTTACCTTTGTTCTGACCAGACTTCTTAACATCATTTTTAATGCTATTTAATAATCCCATATTACTTACGTCCTTTCTTATTATGGTAATTTTTCATTGTACGACTATACATCTTTTCAAATTTTTCCTCGGTCATTTCCCCGGGGTCTTTTATTCCTTTCAGGTATGAAAACCTTGTAACATTAAATATAGACTTCAAATACTTAGTACCCTTTCGTCCACATTCATCATTGTCTAATGCACTGATAACATCTGTTATACCTTTTTCTTTTAATTTGTGTTCCTGTTCTTCTGACATCTTCCAACCCAAAATAGCTACCACATTGGTAACTCCGAATTGTAAGAATTTTGCCCTATCCATATACCCCTCTACGACAAAGACATATTTCTTTGAACCATATTCTCCCACCAAGGTACTTGCTCTACTGAAGCCTTCATTGTATAAGTACTTTCTTCTAGCCTCAATATCTTTCCTCATTGTTCTACAAACCCAACCTCTAAACTTACCATTATCAAGCATTGGAAATATCAAACCATAAGAACTATTATATGTTACTTTTGCTCTACAAAGATTTAATGTGTTAACATCAAAACCTCTGTTTAGCATATAACTTCGAGCACTTTCTACTTCCTCAATCTCTGCCTCACTTTCCCAATCTACCTTACTTAAACCGTGGTAATAGTCATAGGCCTCGTCATATAGCTGCTTTGCATTTTTTCTTTTCTTGTATGTTTTAGTTGCCTTTTCAACATTTATATCACTGCACTTTTTAGATTTCAATATCTTGTTGAACACTATCTCTGATTTAAGGTCATTCAAACCGTGATACTTACTTTCCATTCTCTGTACAATCTTTTTAGCCCCAAACGTTTCATTACAACCAAAACAATAACAAGTTCCACGAATTAAGTCTACCGACATACTGGGATTGATGTCTCCATGAAACGGGCATACAATCTTTTGAACAGGCTCATCAACTGTTGGTATCAAATTGTAATACCATAAAACTTTAGCTAATTCACCAGCCATGCCACTTACCTACTTTTCTGTCAGTTTGTAGTAGCTGCTTTTAAGTCTAACTGAACTACACTTCTTTACCTCCTCTTCGTCGATTGCTCCGAGTTCAACAAGCTTATCAAGCTGCTTATCTCTGACTGTCTCTGTCACATCTACATATTTAAGGAACTCCTTAAAATCAACTCCGGACTCCTTAAGTAACTCAAATAAACCTGGCCAATTGGTTACCTGATAATGTTTCTGTATTACCAGTTTCTGTTCTTTCTTACTCAACAGCCTTTTAAGTCGTGGTATATCAAAAGTTACTTCCGATGGTGTTACCCTTGTCACAATCAGCTTCTTGCAGTTCTTAATCTCTGTAACAGGTATCTCTATTTTATTATCATCGGTGGCAACCTTATCAAAGTACTGCTCCATACACTGACCAAATTCATATTTGGCTTCATTAAAAGTTCTTTCGGCTGAGTCTCTGCTGTACTTAATGTCTCTGTACCACTTAATCATCTGTGTTACATACTGCTTAACCGATTGCCTCTTCGTCTCTGACATCTTCATCCACCTCCTGGGACTTCACATTTTCTTTGAACAGATTGTAAATATACTTCGGCCACCGTTTATTTGTCCTTACCCAAAGTACTTCATCATACAAAACGATATGTTCTACACCGTATTTTGTTTCAACCTTGAATTTTCTGTGTTTGGTAGACTTCTTAACAATCATAGCAGAAATCACTTTTCCACTTTCAAGCTTAAAGGCGATAATTGTACCGACCTTAGCCTCTTCTATGTACTTAGTTCTTCTTGCTAACTTTGCTGCCTCTTCTGCCTCAATCTCTTCCTGTGATTTAACAGGCACCGGTTCAGGCTGTTCAGCATTTTTGTCGCCATCTTCAATAGCATCCGTACCATCTTCATTTTCTTCCACCTCACTAAGCAGCTTATCAATCATTTCTGCTTTTGTAAGTCTTGCCTTGCCTTTGTAATAGGATATACCCATATCCTTACACATCTGCCGAAGCTCATCAGCCTTCATAGCTTCAAGTTCAGTTCTCTTACTCTGTAACATACTTAGTTACCTCCACTTGTTTTTGTTTTATTTGTTGTTACCATAATGATATGATACCGTTCAAGGTACTGTTTATCTTAACTCTTGTTATTCTTAACCTCTTCGGTTCATACCTGTATTTATTATATCATATTTATTTTTATTAGTCAATATCTTTTTAAATTATTTTTAATTTTTATTTTTGGACCAACATAACCATCATACGCGTACGTATATTTATTATAGGAAATCGTTGGTTTCTATGCAGTGTTTATAGGCCTCACTAACAACGTTAATAGCAATAACTGCTTTTTCATTTTCAAAACTCGGATGTGTGTCACAATAGTTCTTGTAGTAACTTACATCTTCCAAAACGTTATTGAAAAACTCTTCTGAATGTTTTATATGACGACGACATTCATCAGCACAATTTAAAATTCTCCTTCTAGCATCAAGCGCTTTTTCTTTTTCTCTTTCCTCATCCTGCTGCTTATCTTTACTTTCAAGTTTATCAACTTTCTTTTCTACAGTATCCAACTTTTCAAGTATTTCAGCATTCATAGCCTTGCCAAGTTGTCTTGCAAGCCACGACCAGGGTTTGTACTTAGTACTGAGTTTCTGAACGAGAGTAGTCATGGCTGCTACCCCCACTCCAGAAACCCAAACCCAATCTCCGGCCTGCAATGATTTAAAAAATTCAACAATCATAACAGACCTCCAAAAATTGTTACTCAGCTAAATCAGGTAAACCAAGAGCATCAAGAACATCCTTAACCTTAGGCTGAATTACCTTAGGCACATCGGAAAACTTATATGCCTCATTTGTCTTAGGATTGATTGTACCCTCAACAATAAGAGTTGCATAAATAACCGCCATTGTTTGCTCCTCCTTTCGTAATAATCTTATAATTATGAAAAGCCGAATTTTATTCAGCACTTTCATCACCTGCCAAAATAGACTCTACCTCAGCCCGGATAACCTCAGGAACATCACCGATAACAAACCGTTTGTCTGTCTTAGGATTGATTGCTCCCTCTCTGATTAAATTGGCATACACAATAGCCATAGCTGATTTACTCTTTGCCATTTCTCATACCTCCTTATCCAAGTATCATTTCATACATTTCAACAAGCGCCAACTGAATATCTACCAACTGAGCTACCTGCTTCTCTGCATCTGTCTGGTCCCTAAGAGCAAAATGATAAATAGTATTAGCATCATCTGTAGTTGTATAAAGGTGAAGTAAAACCTTTTTACCAACAGATATACCATCTACCTTTACATCAGAAAGATTAGTTTCTGACATAATCTCCTCGGTTACTTCCTGAGTAGTTTCATACTCAGTCCCATTCATCCGACAACTCAATTCCGTGCCGTCTTTCAGCTGGATTACAACGTCCTCTGACGTCTGTGTACTCATAGTCTGATTTTTGTTTTCTACAGCCATTGTTTTGTTCCCTCCATTCTTCTATAAAGAGTTTATTATACAGAATATCCAAATTCCTCAATGTTTCATGTGAATTAAAATATTCCATGTGTCCTCTCCAACTTTTATATTGTTGTTCGACATCTTTGTATGACATTTCGCCATTTTCTATCTTCTCTTTGAACTTCTTTAACTTTCTTCTTTCTCGAACAATTGTATTGTGGTCAGGCCTCATTATAACCTTACCAGTATCGGTAACATGTACTTTAGCTTTAAGCCATTTGAAATCTTTGCTAATAGGCTGAATAACGGTTTTCCTCTCATTGAGTTCTATTCCGCGTTCACCATACATGTCCCTTATCTTTTCAAAGCAATATATCAAATATTCTTTACTACGATGTATTAAACGAAAATCGTCCATATACCTACCGTACTCCTTAATCTTCAACTGTTCTTGTATGTAGTGGTCTATCTTATTTGGGTAATAAATAGCAGTTATCTGTGATACCTGACTACCTAATCCTAAACTCACATCCCCAAAAGCATCTATAAAGTCCATTAGCAAATACAGAGTTTTTGGGTCGTCAATAACAAAAATATCTGAATAGTCTTGATAAACACACTCGTGATTTATCGACTCAAAGTATGCATGTAAATCACCTAAGAATATATAAGAGCTATTATCTCCATATTGTCTATACTCCGCCTCAAGGTCTCGTTTCAACCTATCAAAAGCCATTTGAGTACCTCTACCCTTAAGTGATGAGTAATTATCATATATTAGCTTTGGTCGTAGATTTGGTATCAACACTTCATCATTTACACACCTATGAACCACACGTTCATTGATATGTATGGACCTTATCTTCCTGAGTTTACCTCTTTCATTTACATAAAATACTATAAACCCATCTGACATTCTGTCCATATTCTCAAGTCGCTGCTTAGTCACCCTAACTCTCTCAATCCTATTCAAATAATAGTTCTGAGTAGAATATTTCCAAGTAACACCTGACATACATTTCTTAGCAGCATTCATAAGATTATTAGCGTCACATACCTTTTTATACTCTGAATTTCTCTCTTTACTCATGGTGGACTGTACACCCCTTGGTAGTTTATAGTGATACTTAGTTATAAGGCTTTTCTTACCAGAACTAAATCACATCACAAATATACGAGTCTTGATATACAACTCATATATTTGGCAGTATTCTAACCGCACCAAGCAATTTAGCCTTTCGGCAAGGTCATGCTTTCCTATCGTTTCAAAGTTCTATCGGTCAGAGTTGCCTACATTGTGAACCCTTACGATATCGGTCGAAGTGAACCCTCGTTGCTCGCGTTGTTGTTGTTGCTATTGCCGTTATTGTTGACATTACAAAAGTTCGTCGTATACGTCAAAACATAACCTATATATTTACATTTTATTTTCCATTTCTCGTTTCTCTTTCCAAGACATATAATCTTTATACGTAGACCTTTTCCATTTATACAGAAAATTTTTAACCTTTTCAAGCTGTTCTGAATAATTCATGTACTTATTGAGGTCTATATCGAAAAACTCTTCAACAAAATTTACCTCTTGTCTTATAGCTGCTATAGCAGAAATTGCTTGGTCCTCTAGTCTAATACGTTCAATGTACTCAAAGCCTTCATTACACTTTATTTCATTTGCTTTAGTAATCTTCTCTACTAATTCCGAACTATAAGCAAACAAATTTGACCTAACTTTATTTATCATCCAGATGTCATATTTCTTCAACTCCTTTGTTTCTTCCACATCCTGCTGATATGCTTCAACTTTATTAAACCATTTATTTAATTCTGGATATTGCTCACGAAGCCGTTTACTAACCAGATGTTTATAATCACCTGTCTTTAACTTAAAGTTCCTCATAATCATTTGAGTAACTATATGTCTTAGCTTAACAGCTTCGTAAAATACGTCTAACTTAGAAGCCGAACGTTTCCATCCTGGAACACTCATACCCATTTTCTCCTTTACTTTATTTTAGTGCCACACTTTCGTGTGTCACGATTGCTGATTAGTTAACACGATTAACGGTCGAAGTGAACCCCCGCTGCTCGCGCCGTAGGCGTGGCTAGAGCCGCCATCGCCGACAGCACAAAAGGACGTCGTATTAGCTGAAGAAGGGTCTAACAACCAATACCAATAATCTTTGATACGATGTTTTACATTCCTCATTAAAGCCAACTGACAAGGAGCTCCACCACCATAAGCATCAGACCAACCTAAATGACCAAAAACTTCACACTGGGTTGGGATACGCATATACCTGTAAACAGCAGCCCAGGCAGCTTTATTATTCTCATAAATTCTCGTCTGAGTTACATACTTCTTGATATTATCCGGTAAATTATTATACTCCGTGGTCATTCTAGCCGGCATCAATGAACCTGCATATCCACCTGAGTTCGCATTTGAACTATTATACTTCTGAGTACCTAAAGCTCTATCCGGCATAAGTATGATATGAGGAGGTGCTATGTTCTCGTCTGTTGAATAGGTATCAGAAAAAGCCCACCTCGGATAATGCATCTTATCCACAATTCTCCACTTATTGGTACCGTCAGCCGTGGGCACATAGTCGCCAATAGCAAACTTACTGAACTCACCATTTCCTACATGAGTCATAAGCTCATCAATATCCCAGCCCTTGCCCGTCTCCCAAGCATCTGACATACCACCATAAATAGAGATATGCTCCCTCATTATTATCTGCACTTCTTCGGGTATTGTGTCCACCTCTTTCAGTGAAACATTGCCTTCTTCGTCATAATAAAGAAAACCTGCTAACAACTGAGCTGTAACATTAGGAATATCTAACTTACCCTCAAGAAGTTTATCAAACCCTTTTGCGGCTTCAGTAGCTGCATCAGCAGCTTCTTTTGCACCGTCTATATTTTCATTAGCGGTATCAATGTCTTTCTGCAAACTCTGCATGTTACTATTCATTTTCTCATGCCAATCAAGTTCGCCTTTAACTAAGTCCTGAACTGCCATCTTTACTTAACCTCACTTTCATTGTTTGTATTTTCTTTTATAGATTCACTAACAACTTTACCACCGTGGAGCATTACAACCAAACTCTTGATATTATTCTGGAATACAATTCCATACATATCGTCTGAAAACTGTGATACATTTTCTACAGTTCCTATATTTGGAATACCACTAATGGAAACATTATTTCTATCTTCCATTGTATATTCTACCGGTGTACTTACTAAAGCAGCACCACCAGCCGGTCCAATACCTGCACCCTGGGTACCACAAGCATAAGTAGTAAGAAACATATCTACCGTTATATATGCATCTCTATTATGCTCTATATCAGCATAATGTTCTGTCGGTTGCTTAGCAGTCAATTCATCAATCTGCAACTGAAGCGATACTGCTAAATCTTCTGATAACTTCCCTTTGACGCTCTCAAACCACTGTTCAACCATTTCCTCCCAAGTAGTCGTATGATTGGTATACCAGTCCATATACGCCTGCCTCTGCTGGTCTGTCCATGTATTGTAAACTATCTTTTCATTGTCTACCCATGTTACAAACTCAGACATCTGGTCTGTAACCCACTGTGACCACTCTTGCTTCTTTTCATCAGTATAAGTGGTATAATCATTCTGCATATCTGTTACAAATTTAGAATAAGCAGCTTTCATTTCCACAATATAGTTATTCAAGGCAACCTCTTGAGCTGTAGCCCAACTCTCAAACTCTTTCTGGTATCTCTCTTTGAACTCGGCAAAATACTGTTCAAACTGGTTCCATAAATCTGTAAGGTCTACCTGGTCAACCAAACCTGTAACCAATCCACAATAGCTGTCATTCAACCTTAAATCGGTTATCTGTGCCTGTGTAACCCTAATACAACCGGCCGGTATACTCACCTGAGCAAGACCTAGGTCATAATAATCTGCATCCCTTACAATATCGGGAGCCACAGGATTTGCTGATGCAGTACCTTTGATTACATACAGATACATTGCTCTATCAGAACTACTCCAACGAAGTACAACGGTATCAATTCTTGAAAGCACACCATCTGCAATATCCAGGTTCATAGTGTAGTCACCGGTATTTCTATACCAATAACCATTTATCCAAGCCTGTCCACCGAGCACCTTGATTGACATATCTGAAACATCCTGCTGAGATACTTCAAGCTGCTGCATTGAATAACCAAAAATACCATTACGAATAAAGCTTGCAAAATAAGCTGCAAACTGTGCCGCCAAATAAACTCTATCGTAACTTTCACCAACTAACTGCGCATCAAAAAACCCACATTCCTGAGCCATTTCTTCTCACCTCCTTACGTTACAATCCTTTTTACTTTCTGAAGTACTGTTGGATAAGAATAGCCAAATGTAAGCACAAGGCTGTAATCCTCACTATATTGTTCTTCAACCATTGTTATTCTTGCAGACACCATCAAACCAAGCTGTTCATCAATAACGGTTACCATATCTCCTTTGAAATAATCTTCGCCATATACATACTGAACATCTCCAAACTGTCTAATCTCTGCTTCAAATGTTTCCACTCTAGCACATTCTGCAAGCTTCTCATTTCCTCTTTGTTTTAATGTTGCATTATATTCTTCCGGGGTTAGCGAAGTGGTTGTACCATCATCATTATAAACCTCCGACTGTAAATCTCTTGCATCTACATACAACTCTCTACGTTCATAGCCGGTTAACGTATCATTACCGACTATAACTGACTTTCTGTTTGCACCTGTATCTTCACCTTGAACAAAAGCTACATTTCTTTCGTCTTGATTATTCATATAATACTCACTTGATAATAAATCTTCAAGCTCTGTGCTAAATATTACAGGTTCATTACCCTCTGAATTATTTAAGGTTCTGTCCGCACCTTCTCTTACCTCAAACACTTCTCGCTGTGTCCTTGGATTGAATGAGACCGAAAAACCTACATCGCTATCGGTAGCAATACTTTCCAAAGCATCATATACATTACCACCGGTTTTCTGATAACTTGCTATCAACTGACCACACTGAGTATCTTCTGCATTCTTCAACCATTTAAGTTTTCTTGCACTCTTTGTAGGAGATATAACACACGAATTAACGAGCCCATACATTATTGTACTGGCCTTTTTATTTGAAGCCGTATATGTACCCCAAACAATTCTATTGACAAACCTTGCCTCTAAGGTTCTACCCTTTACATCATAAGTCTTTTCACCATCATCATTTACATCAGCTTTTATAATCTCAATGATAGCTGCATTCTCTCCACCGGTCCAAATTATATTGCCTTCTTTTATCAGATTAGCATTGTCTTCTGTTATAGGAGCCCATAACTCAAAACTTGCATACCCAATATAAGCATCCGGCCACAATAAACTTGTGTACTGTGATATATCTCCTAAAGGTTCAAACTCATTGTTATTTACCTTAAATACCATTATCTGAATAGCACTTATTTTTGTAGCATTTGTAACCTTTACTTTTTGTGTCTCTGTTAATTGCATCCTTGCACCTCCAAAAATCTGTCATAATAATACACATAGACTTCGAGGCCATCTATATTTTCCTCAGCATCATACCTGAAAAGATTATCACCTGTTTCAAGCTGCAGCCAAGTACTATCGAAATCTCTATACTTAAAATAGTTATACTCCAAACCATCCAAGTAACCTTTTACTTTCTTTTTACCAACATTGGTATCAACCTCAATTTCCTCACCTGATACCAGTGTCTTATTTATTTTAAAAAACTGCTGTGTATTTACATTTATCAGCTGAGGGTTCTTTACTGTAGCTGTAGCTTTAAATACAATTCTGATACCTGTAGCCACTGCACCCTCATTATAAATATCAACAATCAACGATGGCTGTCTCAGACCAAACATAATAGTTGGATAACCATTATCATTGCTTTCCTCTGTACCAGGTAAACCAATCATCAAAGGAAAATGGAACAAACCAATTGTTGTAGCAGCAGCATTTTTATTTTCTGTTTCTGACTTAAATAATGGGTCTGGTGACATACCACTTATTTTGAACTTACATATAACATCATTGTTTTCCTGATATGTCAAACTATACTGTATAGACTTACTAGGTAAAAACTCCAATGTATACTCTTTATATTTAAGTTCCAATATCTGCTGAGGGTTTACAAACCGATTGAGTACCTGTTTTCTTTGTTCCATTTGGTTCTCCGTCTTTGCAACCACCCAGCCTTGAACTACCACATCTCTTGTTTCAAGAGTTGTATTTGTTACCTCTACACCTACCTGATTTACATACTTAAAGGAATGATGCGTTGCCTCTATCTGACCCCAGTTCGTATTCTCTCCATCAAGTATATAGGAGGTAGTTGTGACTGTATCGAGTTCAAGAACAGCAGATGTTGTTTCATTTGTCAATATAATATTATCAATCACTTAAACCACCTCCTTAAAACCCTTCCGATAAGTCTCGCTCTGTCTCTCTTATCTTCTTTGCTGCCTGTATTTCATCAACAGGTTTATCAGAGTAAATCATATAAATTCTATTACCTGTATCAGAACTACTTGTACTATTTGCATTCTGATTATCACTTGTATTATTATTGCGAGTCGATACATCATAAAAACCTGTCTTGTCAATTACCAAACCATCAGGTGTAACAAGCTGATTTCCAACCTGTACTAAACTCATAAGCTTATCGGCCATATTATCAACCGAGTTAGAAAGCTTTTCTTCAACCGAAGTAAACCAGTCTATAATCATATTATACGTAGCTATAAGATTATCAGCAAAGCCTTCAACAGAAATATCTACATCCTCATTTGTCGACATATCATCTATGCCTTCATCAAGGTCTTTCTGCATTGTCTTAATAGCTCCAGGTAATGCCTTCTCAAAACCATTAGCTACACCAGGCGGTAACCATACACCGACTTCATTCTCCATTACCTTTGACGGAGAAGCAATACCTAAAGCATCCTTTACACCATCTACGATACCAGAGAAGAAACTTTTTACATTACTTACAAATGTATCTTTTGCGGCTTTAATACCATTCCACACACCATCTACAATATTCTGTCCAATGGACTTAACCGTTTCAGCTACATTTTTAGCACCCTCTTTAAAATTATCAATCAAAGATTTAGCAGCTTCAAGCCCTTTGGCACCCATATCACTAACCCACTGAACGGCCTTCTGTAAAGCTTCATCCAATTTAGTTTTAACCTTACCGGGTAACTGCGTCAGGGTGTTAACAACATTGTTCAAGAAATTAGTTGCCATTTCCTTAGCCTTGTTTACCATATTGGTGGCCCAAGCCTGAACATTATTATATGCAGATGTTATAAAGTTAAGTACATTACCCGGCAACTTAGTAAAGAAAGTAACCACATTGTTCAAGAAATTCTGTGCCATTTCTTTTGCTTTATTAACCATGTTGGTTGCCCAGACAGTCACATTATTCCAAGCGCTTGTGATAAAGTTCAAAATATTACCGGGTAACTGAGTGAAAAATGTCACCACATTATTCAAAAAGGTTTGAGCCATATCCTTAGCTTTATTCACCATTTTTGTAGCCCAGGCTACTACATTATTCCAAGCCGAAGTTATAAACTCTAAAATCTTTCCAGGCAGCTGTGTAAAGAAAGTAACAATATAATTAAGGAACATCGAGCCTACTTCATAGGCCTTTGCTATCATATCTGCCACCCACTTAATTACAGTACCGAGAGCATAACCAATAAAGTAACCTATCTTATACGGTAACTGCTGGAACCAACTTACTACACTATTATAGAAATTGGTGCCTACCTCTACAGCTTTAGCAACCATATTAGATGCCCATGTGGTTATATTCGTCCAAATACTTGAGAAGAACCCTGCTATTGTACTTGGTAACTGCTGGAACCAAGTAACTACAGAATTAAAGAAGTTTGAACAAAATGTAGTAATATTGGTTATCATATTTGAACACCAAGTAGTTATGTTTGTCCAAATCTGACTAAAGAACTCTGCAATCTTTCCAGGTAGCTGCTGGAACCATCCAACCACATCCCAGAACCAATCAACCACTGCCTGTTTTGCTTCATCCCAGGTCATTGTCCAATTGGCACCAAACCAATTAGCTACCGTCTGAATTACACCCCAGATTGCTTCGCCGAGACCATCAAGTATTCCACCAATAGCTTCAACCACACCCCAGACAATATCTTTGATACCCTGCCAGAGTAGTGACCAATCACCATCTTTGAAACCTTTAATAATTCCACATATTACCTCGATTACACCAGCAAACAAATCAGCCAATCCAGATAATACACCGGCCACAATAGTAAATGCACCCTCAAATATTGGAGCAACTAAATCACAGAAACCCATCCATATAGATTTGAGTACATCTACTATACTCTCAAAGTTAAAACCAAGAGAATTTACAGCATCAACAATTTTCTGTCCAGCCTCTTCAAACTTTGATTTAATAGTTTCACACATATCGTAAAACTTGTTTCTGAAATCTTCATTGGTTTTCCAAAGTGTAACAAAAGCAGCAGCCAAAACAGCTATTATAGCAATTATAGCAGCTATCGGAGCAGTTATACTACCGAGAACCGTACCTAACATACTTGTTTCGCTTGCAAATCCTGTCAAACCTGCTCTAGCTAAAGAAAAGGCTTCTTTAACATGAGTTAAGCCTGTGGTAACAAACGTAAATGCAGCTTTCAAATTATTAAATGTGGTTATAAGCTTACCTACACCTGAAATTGTCTTACCAATAACCAAAAGTACAGGGCCAATAGATGCAGCTATCAAAGCCCACTTAACAATCTGTTCCTGCTGCTCAGGTGACATATCATTGAACTTATTTACAAGTTCTGTAAGTTTCTGAAGCAACTCTCTCAATGCACCTTTAGCCATATCAGAAATAAGTATCTTTGTTGTACCCAATGCAGAGGTTAACAAATACCAATCGCCTTGTACATTATCCAACATTGTTTGCTGCATACCAAAAGCTGTGCCCAAACCATTATAAGAGTCCTGTGCTCCATAAATAGCTTCGGTTAAACTATCAAATTCATCATCTGCAGCATTGATAACAGATAACATACCGGGGAGAGCTCTTACACCAAAAATCTGTACGATGGCTGTAAGTTTCTCCATATCCGATGTAGGAAGTGAATGTCCGTATGTCTCCATAATTTCTTCGCCAGACATTACCTCTCCATCTGCATTATGGATATCTACAGCCAGACCACCGAATGTACCTCTCAATTCCTGCATTACCTGCATCAATGATTTTGTACTACCATCAGAATTGAACAATGATACACCGTACTTATCCATCTGGGCTGCAGCTTTATCTGATGGGTTAATCAAAGAGTTCAATGCCTGTCTTAACCCTGTACCGGCCTGTGAACCTTTAACACCATTATTTGCAAACGTACCAAGTACAACAGCTACATCCTGTATACTATAGCCAAAGGCACCTGCTACTGGAGCCACATACTTAAATGACTCACCAAGCAAATCTACTGTTGTATTTGATGAACGAGAAGCCTCAGCCAATACATTTACAAACTCGGTAGTATCATCAGCCGACTTACCGAATGCAGTCAAACTGTCTGTTACAATATCTGATACCCTACTCAAATCTTCACCAGATGCTGCACCAAGAGCAAGTACACCGGGTAGACCAGCATAAATCTGTTGTGCATTCCAACCGGCCAAACCCATGTAATACATAGCATCTGCAGACTCTGTAGCGGAGTACCTTGTCTTTTCACCCATTTCAATGGCTCTATCTCTTATCATTTCCAAGTCCGTACCTGTGGCACTTGAAACAGCAGATACCTGTGACATTGCACTATCAAATTCTGTGCCTGCCTTTACTGAAGCAGCTCCAAAACCAACTACAGGAGCTGTAAGAGTTGCCGTCAATTTTGTACCGGCACTACTAAACATACTACCTATCGTTTGTAAACCCTGAGCTGTTGTACTAAATTTACTTTCAAGAGTTCCAAGTGATGCAGAGGCACTATCAATACCCGCTACAAAACCTGTAACATCAAGTGATAAATAACCAACGGCTGTACCTAAACCTACCGACATTTCTTACACCTCCTTTCATTAGTTTATGCACGCTTTGTATATTTTCCATTTTTATATCCCATACTCTTATACATTTCTGATGGAGACTTATAATGCTTTTTCTCTAAAGAACCTTTGTCTTTAATACTAAAGTCTGGTTCTTCACCATCTTTTATTCTCGATGTAATATAAGTACATGCTTCATCAAAACAATAGCTAGTGTATGGGTCTACCAAACCAATAATAGTACTTGGTCTAGTATAATAAAGTTTCGCCATTGCAATTACATTCAGAATGTCCTCACTACGAACGAAACTGCTCGAGGGCCTTCACCCCCTGCTGTGTATACGTAAAAATTGCCATCAGCTGGTCGTCTGATAACTCCATACCGGCACTCTTAATATCTGCCAGTGTGGGCTCTAAAAGTGCCGCATCTACGATTACCTCGATAACTTCAAACAATTCATCAATAGTTGTAGCATTCTGACCAACCATAGAACCTGCACCTTTGGCAAACAAGCTTGTTGCCTCATTGAGAAGTGTGTTTGGTATCTTACCTGACTTAACCAATGCCAGCATCGACGGTCTCTTGACTCTAGCTACAAAAGGCTGACCCTCTGCAAACGACGGAAACTGTACTACAGTACCGTGTACATACGTTTCCAAATCAGAGATTGAAGTAACCTTAAGTGGCTCACTCTGCTTCTGCTCAACTGAAGCCTGTACGGTAACCATAGGTACAACCTTGTTTTCTTCCCTCTGTACCGGCACTGCTACCTCAGACTGTTTTTCTTCTCCCTGTACACTGAGAATGGCTTTAATCTGTGCTTCGTCCATTCCCATATCTACCAACTGTTTTCTTGTATAAATCTGTGCCATGATTATTTTCTCCTTTATTATTTTGTTTTATAAAATACACTTAGGGCAGGATATATTTCAATCCCACCCTGGCATTTTGTACCTGTTTACACCGAAACCACAACCATAATGTCGTACTTAACTTCCTCGCCATCAACGATAACAACCAACTGCTTTGCTGTAGCCACTTCATCCTGGTCACCGCCAAGTCTTACAACGAGGTTACCATCATCCTTGAAGCTAACTGCCTTGCCCTTACCGGTTGTTCTGTCAAGCCTCAAGCTAGAGCCCTGCCACTTATCGACGTTGAGTGCGATATAATAGCCAGACTGCTCATCTTCATCGGTACTGAAACCTGTAAAGTTCTCAACCTTGGTTAATGTACCGACGATATTACCCTCTTTGATAGAGTAGTTACCGAAGTTACTTACATCCATACCAAGCAACTCACCGGTAGGAATTGTAATAACCGGAATAGCATCCGGGTCAACCAAATTAGGCAGCTTAGATACCCATGTAATATCATAAGGTGCCTCGCCTTCATCCGGCGCAGAATTGATAGTATACTCAGGAGCTCTGAATGTGCCGTCCTCTGAACTGAATGCAAACGGTGTTCCCTGACAGTTAGGATACATTGTCTTTTCATAACCGGTGATAATACCTGCCGCATTATAGATAGCCGAATAAGCATTCAGAGTGAACACCTCACCCTTATCACTAGAACCGGCAACCGGCGGGGTATATTTTGCAACACCATAATCTGACTCTTCCTCACCCATAATGGTCTTGGCTTCATCCTGCCAGTACAAAAGTGTACCACCCTGCAGAATTAAAACCAGCTCAGGAATAAATACATTATCAGTCAATGTAATCTCGTGACCGGTAATTGTAGTCTCCTTAGGTTTCTGTGCACGAAGCCTGCCCTTCACAACAAGCTTAACAGCATCTGTCTCCTCTGTCTGAGGTTCTACCTCAATCTGATTAGCCGTCTCAAAACCAAACTCGAAGCCATTACGGGTTTCAATGGTAACAAGAGCAACGTCGATTGTAGGTATTTCATTTCTCGCTTTTCTGATGTTCTCACCCATCTTACTTTTACCTCCTTAACATTTCTTGTAATTCTCATACTCGATTGAAATATAATGTGCCTTACACGTATCATCATAATATGACGGTGTCTGCTGTCCATAAGGAACAATCATAGGCACTAATGGCTTCATAGCCTCTTTTACTTTTTGTACCAACGGTTCTAACTTAGAATACTGTTGTTTCGGTACATAACACATAACAGCATACATATCTCTATCTGTACTGAAATTAGCATGTTTATATGAACCATCAATCTTGACAACTATGTAAGGTTCTGTACAATCACCGGTTTTTACACCTGGAGGATATACCTTTACATTCTCTTTCTTTTCTTCAAACCAACTCGTAAGTTGTAACTGGATGTCGCCCCAACGAGAACTAGACGGTTCATACAATTCTGTATCAATCATAGTCAACCACCTTTCTCTTTCAATCCGACAAACATACCAAGCTTCATAGACAAATCATCCACAATTCTGGGACCCATTAACCTCATTGTAGGTTCTATAATAGCATATCTTTTTTCCATACTGTACTCAAGATATACACCATAAGAAACACCGTGAGATAACTCTATGGTTTGCACATACTGGGCTTTTGAACTAGATAACTTAGCAGATAAACCTCTCTCCGCATTACCCGTTCTATTCTGCCAAGGATGGTTAGACTTCATGTACTGCTCCAACTCCTGTGCTTTCGTTACCATATAAGCCTGAAGTATAGGACGATATTGCTGATGCATACGAGTTAAGCTCGACTTCACCTGATTTTTGTTTTCGTCTAATATAAGAGTCAGTGCCATCGTCTACCTCCTCGAATGAAACATCCACAATCATGTTCCACTCCATTATATTTTGTAAGCCTGATACCTGCATAATCCTATGATTATACTCTACTATATCCCCTATTTGTATGTGGTCCTGTTCTCCACTTTTATTTTGAAACAGAATATCGTCATACCTACATAAGCTCTGAGGGCTTTTCTTAGTACGAGTTGTTGCATCTATCGTACCTGTAAGTACAACTACAGTATCTGTCATGTGAGCTGTAAACTCGTGGTACATACCTGTTATCTCTTTCAAGAACTCGGGGTCTGCGTCGAAGTCAGGCTCTCCAAACTGGTTCTTTGGCACTCGATAATACTTGAATGGTATGCCCTGTCGCTTAATCTCTCTTTCCAACTTCATTAACTGAAATCTTTTATTAACCATAATACTTAGCCTCCTAACAATGTACCCGAATTAAACGGTTTATGTCTATCGGCTAACCTCTTGAAATAGCTTGAAGAGTCACCGGTGATAAGGCCGCTAACCTCAAGCGAAGAGTCCTCAGACTTGATGATTAACATCTCATAGATAGTAGCTTCAACATCTCCACTATTCTTTTCCAGATAGTATTCAATGTCGCCATCCTCAAAGTAAGGAGATTGCTGCTCTCTAATCTCTTTATATACTCTTTCTACATCAGTCACGGCCGTTACCTCCTTATTACTTAGTTCTGCTTAGCCTGCTCGTCAAGATACTTCTTGATGATGTTCTTTACATCACTAAGTTTCTTTGCACCGGTGGTGTCGATACCCTTGATAGAAACAAACTTCTTTGTCTCCTCAGTAGACCACTGGCTTAAGGACTTCTCCATGAGCTCTGCAACAAAACTGGTATCTTCATCAGGCTCCTGGCCTTCACCGGCATCTGTGCTCTCGCCACCGTTGAAATCAATCTCTTCGTCAGACTTCTGCTGCTGTGCATGTGTTGTATGAGACTTCGAACTCTTCTTCGCTTCCTCTTTATCTACCACACGATAACCAGCCGGCTCATAGGCTTCAACCGAACCACTAGGTACTCTGAATGTTTTAACACCATTGGAAATTGTTACCATATCCTTTTACCTCCATATTTATTTTATTTTAAGGGTGGACAAAAATCACATCATCCACCCCTTTTCTTAGGCCACCTCTGTATCAATGATACCGACCGTATGCGCCTGCTCGAAAGAAGGCAGACAAATCATAGCCACGATTGTCTCCACATTGACCGGGTCTGTTTTCTGAACCGTAGTTACAGATACACCCATATCAGTGATAGTTACATTAGCAGCGTTACCGGACATGAGGTCACTCTCCTGAGGAGTTGTACCAAACCACGTCTTACCGAGAGCACCACCCGGGAACATAACAAACGTATTTGTCGGCATGAACTTCTGAGCATTCTCATTCTCGTCTGCATAACGCATGTCGTTTGTACGAACAATCAGACCATCAAGCTGGTCGGCGATGTAGTCCTGCAACATCGTATTGGTGATAGAACCAACGTTAGAACGAATAGCATAAATGTCATTCTTAATCTTCTCATTGGCACGTAAATCTCTCCACGTCTTACTGTCACACATTGCACGAGTAATCTTACAACCGGTTGTTGTCTCGATATCCTCTTTAAGAACTCTGATATCCTCGATAGGGTCGGAGTTCTCGTGGTCAGACCAGGATGTCTTAACCTCAATCTTGTTATCAGTAGGTATCTGGTAATCATAGCTGAATGTCTGACCATTTGCAGCCATCGCAATCACACCAGATGTAAGAGCCATCATTCTCATACGCTCACGAGAAGCTCTTGCACCGCGAAGCAGGCGTGTCTCGTCGTTGAAAATACGATTGATAACAGAGTCAATATAAGCCTGGTTACCGGTCTCAAGCACCAAGTTCAACTCCTGTCTGAGTTCCTCGTCGATGTAAGTAGACTCCTTAAAGTAAGGCATCTGGCTTTCCATCTTATCGAAGCCAATTCTTCCACGAGGAATAGCGGCAGCATCAAATGCACTGTTCTTCAACACGATAGGAAGACCGTTTGCACCCTGCAACCACTCGAGCTTAAGTCCTCTCTTTTTGTCGTCCGGGAACAACTCTTCACAAGGATAAGGTGCTTCGTCCTTAACCAACTCTTCCCAGTATGCCACCAACTCGGCACTATTCATTAAATCAAAAATAGACATAACTGTTGTTTCTCCTTTCTTTTACTTACGCCTTGAGCAGCGTAATTGCACCATTATTACCGGTGATAGTTGCCGCCGTTACGATAGAAACCTGCTCTGCTGCACGAAGCCTGTTCACATTTACAAAGCCCCAAATAAGAGCAGTTCCATTCATTGCGCCTTCATCGGCCACATCTGTCATATCCACATCATGCAGTAAAACCGCATTCATAGGAGAACCTGTAGCCGGCACCTTTGCCTTAACCTGTAAATCCATAAGATTGATGTTAAGTGCCGTACCTGCAGGAACGATATTCTTACCATCAACCACAGTAGCCATAGACTTGGGAACGATACATCCAACAGAAACCTGATGTTCAACGTTAGCCAAAATCTGAATAGGCTTACCATAAGATGTTTTCTTTACACCATCTCTGTTTAACATTATTTCTTACCTCCTGTAAAATTACGACCAGAAAGACTTTTTCTGTGCCGCCTGATTTCTCTGTGCCGCTAATCTAGCACCAATTCCTGTCGTACCTTTATCAGTACCGGCTTTCTTACCACTACCATTACCAACCGATGTACCCGTACCATTCTGACCGGTTCCACCATTGTTCTGCTGCTGATTGCCACCCTGCTGCTTCTTACCCTTACCATCATCATTGTTTTCCTCTGATGAAGCCGGTGTAAACCAAACAGAATACTTGGTTTTCAGTTCACCGATAACCGTCTTAGCATCCGTTTTATCATCCATCTTGGACACAGCAATTATAACAATATCATCAACATACTCGGGATTAGCACCAAGCTGTAGTGCTTCTGCCTTGAGCTCTGCTCTCTGTAACTTGGACTGTGACTCAGCCAATGCAATCTGCTGAGCAGCTGCCTGCTCCTGAGTTTTCTGTTCATCAGTTTTTATAGACGACATAAAAGCTTTAAACATGTTCATAATTGATTGTGCATTGGGGTCATTGGGATTGATACCCATTTCATTAAATGCTGCCGCTCTACCCTGCTTCTTCTCATTAGCCATCATGTGATTTACCTGTGCCTGGCTGAACATCTTTTCATTTCCCTGATTATTCTGCTGCTGGCCTACATTCTGGTTATTCTGCTGAGTATTCTGTTGCTGGGTTCCGGCCGCTCCAGTTGTACTACCCTGAGCACCAGTCTGGTCTGCGTTGTTCTGAACATCTTTGTTGTTTTCATTTCCATCCATTTTTATTTTCTCCTTTTCTCTACTCCGTGTATATGTTCACGGTAACGTTTGGTCTCTGCTTATTTACCGACGCCCAGGTACGTCTCAATTCAATGTACTTTCTTTGGTTTCACACCTCTCTACACAATAGTAAAATGTAGCTCAACCTCTTCTCCGGTATCTTTATCGTATACAACCTGACCCTCATATTGTTTCATCAATTCCTGTCTGGCTACCGTGAGTCTCTCGTTGGTTTTTACAAACTTATCATTCTGTTTCTTTGGTATCGGCTTGAAGTCCATACGCTTCTTTGATAACCTAGCGAACATCTTGACAGTTTCTTTCTTTAACTCAAGTGTATGTGTATCATCAATCTGCACATAATGAGTTGTTCCACATTGTGGACAGTCGTAATATGTAAGGAATATTGACTTACCACCATTATCTCTGTAAGGCATCTGATACTTGACCAGTGCTGTTGTACCTAACTGAAATTTGTGACCACACTCTTTACAAGATGCCATAACATTTTTAATACCATTAGCCATAATGTCTACCTCTCTTTACATCTCTAATAATTATATCATACACAATAATATGTGTCAATATATTTTTACAAGTTTCTGAAAAATTTTCAAAAATCATATCCATACCAGAACCTCTATTTCGCCCACGGTGAGGTTTTATAATCTCGATATAGATTTTATCGGCTCAAATCATTCTGTTTCATACCGAGGTTACAATCAATCCAGGTTAGGCCTGAAATCTAAGTCCTCAAAGAACTTATCAAACTCAGATAAATCCTCCCAAGTGGTGATTGTACTCAAAGCCTCTCCCATATCAATATCCGGCTCCATTGTACACATTCCATTCGGGTGGTCAAGTGGCAAATCTTCTGCCGTGAAAAACTGTCCATCCCTTTCCTCACATAACTCACAAGAATGAGCACCTGTCGCATGCCATATATAACCTTTACACCAAGGATTGTCTTTAGTTAAAGCTACCAAAGTCTGTTGATATGCATGTTGAATTAAAGTTCTTGCCAATCTCTGAGCATTATAATCAACAGTCCTATTATGAATGCCTCTAACTGGACAGCGAGCATTTGGATTGACATACTTTTCAAGCTGCTTAGCGATATCATTTATTGATAAATTCTGTGCTAAACCTTTAGCCACTATTGAGTAAATATCTTTCACAGTAGACTGTTCATACATCCATAATCTATTACTCAAACTATAACCAGATTGATATACATTGCCAGTTATAATATTCCTTATTGTCATATCCTTTACAGAAGAAAACTTTGTGTCAATACTGGCACTTGTAAAGCCTAAGGATTGTAACCACCTCTTGTTTGTTCTAACTGTAATATCTGCCATATCCGATATGTTATTTCTTACAGATGAATTTATTTCAGCCGTCAACTGTTTACTGGCACTCCTCATTTGATAGTACATCTTAGCCAGCTCTCGCGATTGACTGGCAGAGCCAGTAGGGTCAGACTTATGTAAAGCATTTGCCTGTTCCCTTACCTCTCTTGCCCAATCGTTATACAACTTTCTTATCTCGCGTTCCTGTCTCTTGGTAATACTATCTCGTGCCTCCCAAGCATCCTTAAAAATAAGGTCTTTATTTTCAGACATCTGCGAGACCTCCAATTACTTTATCCTGTTCTTCTTCCAACAACTTCTTAGCAAATTCAGCATCAAAGCCCATAGCCTTAATTATTGCCTCAGCCTGTGCTTCACTAAACGTTCCATTCTTAAAATTAGTCAACACAGAAATCAAGGCAGATATTTGAGTACCGTTAAGCTTACTTATAGCCTGACTTACTTCCTGAGATTGTACACTAGTCTGACTAGTCTGCTGAACACTGCTTTGTGAACTATCTTTATCCTTACTTGAGCTCTGGCCCTGAGTACCATCACGATTTAACACATTACCACCGGCGAGACTAAACTCTTCTGCACCATTATTACCTGACAGAGGAGTATTATCACCATTGAACCCACTTGATGTACCAGAGAAACTATCCTCTAGTATCTGTGCTTCCAAAGCAATCTGTTTCAACTCGTCACTTACTTCATTGTCAGTCAAACCTCTCCACTTCTTCATATAGGTTTTACGAGACATGGTTTTTGTTTCAATCTCGGCCAAGTCTGACGTCTTTTCCTCAAGTTCATCCTCAGGGAGTGGAGTATTCTGCACTACACCAATCTCATAATTAACCGGCATAAGAGCTGTATTAACATACCTAGTTATTGTATTAGGATAAGCGAAAGCACCCTTTATCAACATGTCAATAAGGTTCTCAATAGCTGGTCCCCATGTTTTCATTTTTTCCTTACAACGAGTTATCAACGGCCAATATATAGCCTTGAGTGCTTTACCTGATGTAATCATACCAGACAAAGTCTCATTTGTGATATTTGGCATATCAACCTGCTCATAGCCTGCTGTCTTAATTCTGTCAAGTGACACCTTTAAGGCATCACTATACGACATCTTTGGCTCAAGTAAACCAACCAATGGATTGGGGTCCTCAAGGTTCTGGTCTGAGCCTAAGTCCCATAAAGCACCAGCTGATGTAGACAAGTTCTTTGTCGACTTGGTATTCATATCCACCAAATATTTAGTGGGGTTCATACTCTTACGCTCTGCATCACTATCTGCATTGCCGAGTTTAGAATACCAATACTCAAAGTCCTGTAGTGTCTCGATATCTGACTCACCTGTGCTCTCACCAGATAAACCATCATTGATAATAATAACAGCAGGAATGAAATCGAGTTTAATCTCACACCTCTCTGTTACAACTTCAATCCTCTCGCCGGCACCATTATAAATCTCTTCCTCAAGGTAGATAGTTCTTTTACCATCAGCCCACTCTGCTTCGTACTTCTTTTTGAAAATTCTTTTAGCACTCTGGTTCTTTGTTTCTTTCAGAACTGTAAAGCTTATAAACTTTGAAAGCTCTCTCTGATTACCGGGTTCAGTCTCATAGATAAACTGTAGGCTTGTAAGGAATGACACTGTCACACCATCTTTCTCATTGAAATTCAACAAGCATGCAACTCTCTTACCTATAAAACAATCTTTCGCAGCCTTTAACAGCTTTTCTTCAAAGTTGTTCTTCCTGAGTACAGTTTCTACCAAATCATTCAGAATAACCAGTGCTTTCTTTGAGTCCTCTGTAGCCTCACCAACATCACCTTTAGGCTCGACCTTTATGTCGGGCTGCTCAGCGAAGAGGAACCTTGCCTCCTTATTAACGAGTGTGGCCGACATCTTATATTTCAAAGTAGCCGGCACATAATCTCCATTTGTACCCTCAACTGTAAAACTCTTACCTTTCTTATAGATACCATAGTATTTACAAATCTGATTTAACTCGTCTGTAACATCTGAAGCATCTTCGTCAAGTTCCTGTCTTATCAGACTATAGGGTATTTTACGATAAGCAGACAAGTAGGCCTCAGTATCTTCAATGGTAGCGAGCACTTTAGCCGCTTCCTCTTTTTGATTTTGCTGAGTCATACCCTACCTCCTTATACTTTATTTACATAATCCAAACTTATCCAGCCTTTGCCAGATTTAAGCTTGCCCCATTTAGTGGCACCCTTACCTGCTGACTCCTGACTAATAGTATATACACCGGGAGCGATATAACCATTCTTAGCATAATTCGTACCCGGACCTTTTCTAATACGTAAATCAGAAATCGTAACCTTTACATCATACGGTACAAAAGCTGATGTAGTTGTCTTTCCAGATAACTTGTTAACCTCTGCCTGAACAGCAGCATAATCATAGCCAGCTTTTGTAATAGCATCTTTACGTTCTGCACCATTTCCCCACTTACCGGCAAGTACTTCCTGAGCAACCTCCGAAACAGATTTCTTTGCATCTGCAACAGAAGCCCCATCATACTGTGTAAGATTATAAGACTTGATACAGTTCATAATTGTAGTTACATAAGTAGAACTTGTTGCATACCCATCAGCCTTGATGTTTTTAACATAAGTTTCCGGGTCGGTCACACCTTTCAGATTGGAATATCTCGAAGTATTGATAAAATCAAAATATCCCTTGATACCATCCTCAAGGCTGTCGAACACACGGAAATTGTCCTTTATTGTAGTAAGCGTACCGGCTGTATACTCCTCTTTGGTTGACATGTTTACGCTCTTACCTTTCCAAGAACTGCCACACTTCAAACCAAAATAATTATGATACTTAGCCGCAAGCTGAGACTTACCCCATCCACTTTCGATAATAGCCTGGGCAATTACAGGGCTTGCTACCTTGATATTATATGTACCCATAGCTGCCTTAACGGCACTTGCTACACTCTCAATAAAACTTTTCTGTTCTGTTGTTAATGCCATAACTTTAAACCTCCTCTAGTTATTCTTAATCTGCATTATTGCCTGTACAACCTTATCATATCCTACCATTGCACATAACCAACTCAAAAATACCAGAGCCACCAGCATAATGATAATCTGCGTACCAAAAGCGATACCGGCAAGAATACAGTAAAAGGCACCTACGATAACACCTAACACAATTGCTACAACTCCTGCAACAACGTTAGACGACATATTGTATTTGTCTCCTACAAACTTCTTGATTGCCTCAACCGTAAGACTTGTAAAAATACTTACTGCTAAAAGCAATACCAAAAATATCTCTAATGACATATCCATACCTCCTTATCCAACACCATTTGTGTCTGTTTCTTCATTATCTATAATATCATCCTGCTGAGCTTGTCCACCTCGTTTGATACTCTTTCCAAATATGCCACCCTCGTTATACTTAAACACATTCTCTACGGTTTTGGAGACTATATTTGCTCCGACAATCAATCTGAATGTTTCTCCATTATCCGTTATGAATGTATCAAGATAACTAAAGTTACCATACATATCAATCGCAAGGCAAATCATTACAGCAGAATAAACTAGCTGGAGAAACCACAATAATGTCACAAGTAATACTACCTTTTTGGTAAAGGTCAACGACCACATAATATACTTATTACCATCCATTGTATTCCTCCTTAACCTCTCTTTGAATAAAATTCTTTTTGCTTAACATCAGCAACTGTTACCGTATCCAATGCATACCAAATAGCACTTAATGTATGCGGGTCGATATTGAACTCATCATATACAGTTTTACCCTGAGCATCTTTCTTATATGTAAGGTCCTTCAGTTCCTTGATTGTATTCTTACACTTAGGGCTAACATATATTTTCTTGAAACGCTTAACCTTACGAGTATTGCTTAAACGTGACCCTTGGAATTTGTTTCTACATGGCCTTATCAGAAAACCCATCTGCCGATAATACTGAATTGCTTTCGGGTCCTCATTATCTGCCACTATCAATTTATTATACCCCATATCATAGTAATTGTCAAGACGTGATTTCAACTTTTGCATTTCCGGGAGGCGAGCCATCTTATCATCAGTTAAGTGGTTCACATATATTTCGTCCCAGATATACAATATACCTCGTTTACTATCAACTGACATACTCAATACAGCATTATAACTTTCCTCAAAACCAAAGTCGAAACCAAAGTACTGGTTCTCTGGACCGAGCATCTTGATACTCTCGATAAACCGATTTTTGTCCTTGGCAATTCTGAACTGAGGAAGTACTCTAGTACCAGAAGCACCAAACCTACCGAAACGAGCAACCAAATATAACTGATAGTCATAATTCTTTAGGTCGTCAAGTCGTTTCAAGTACTGCCATGGTAGCCATGGGTTATCATCCGGCACACTGTGATGATAATATATACCATTCTTGATTATATTTTTCTTTTCATAAAACTTATTTTCGTCCATTATCACAGTTTCTTCGCCGTGTTCATCAGTTCTGACAAAGAAATGTGTGTATACCCAATTCTCACGATTTACTGGGTTACAACTCAGTATGAAGTGCATGGAACAATCGGGAGTTCTGATACGACCGAGCAACTCTTTATATGCTTCGGGACTTACCTCTGAACACTCCTCAATCCATACAATACTCACACCATTTATGGACTTTACTTTCTCTGGTTTATCCATACCTTTGAATATAATTTGTCCACCATTTGGGAACCTGATACGTAATGGAGACTTCAGTGCCACACATTTGTTCTTCTTTTTATTAAACTCATTGATGTCTGACACCAAAATACCCATATCGTCAAGTATCTCACAGAACAAATCGAAACAGCTCTCATAGATAGTGTCATAGACCTGTCGAACTACCAATACCTTTCGTTTCTCCTCGAGTAACTTGAGGATAATTTTGAAAGCTATGTCATAACTCTTACCGGAACCATAACCACCTATGAGCAAATACTGTTCATAATCCCAGTTGAAAACAAAATCTTCAAAGGCTGGGCTTATTTTTTTAACAATTTTCACTCTTCATCGTCCTCCCAATCCTCTGGCCACTCGTCCAAACTAAGGTCATACTCTTCCTCGTCATTTTCGTCGGAATACTCTGTATGTTGTTCTGCTGCTTTCTTTGCTTCCCTCTTTTCTTTCTTTTTCTGCTTCTCTACCTGGGCCGTTTCTTCGGCTGTACGCTTTCTGATTTCAACCGACTCATTCATTTCATCATCCCAAGCTTCATCATCCTCAGACTCTCCAGTCTCATTCTTACTTGCTCGACGAACAATAACCTCAATAGAGCTATCTTCCTGCATTTCATCAAACATATTCTGCTTGGCATTCATATTCTTCCACTTATCTTTACTTCTATTATAAAGCCACATCTGAATAGCAGATACATTAGGCGCCTGCTCTTTATCTGTAACTTCTTTGGTTGTTTCTACCACTTTACCATAACGCATCACTGTCGTTACTTTTACTTCCTTGGTTTTATAGCCAAGGGCTGATTTCAACAGAGCATTCTCAACCATATAGTCGACAATTTCTCTGCCACGCCTTAAAGCCTGTGCAATCTCTGGATATTTGCTTTGCCAATCATATATGGTGTTTCTATTGATACCAATTCTGTTGGCAATATCTTCCATGGTATATCCATCACGTGCCCAAGCTTCGAGGAGCATCAAGTTATCCTCTTCCAACCAGATATCTACTAAGTCTGGTCTGTAGTTAGCTTTTGACATTCTTATTACCTCCAATATTCTATTATGTATGTTTACACCATGGTAACTTACCACTTACTCACTGAGCAAATTATTGATATTGACCATAATTATATTATATTACAATAGATACGAAAAGTCAAGAGTTATTTTAAAAATTTTTGCTTTTTCTTTCTTTTATATTTCTTTCTTTTATATTATATAACTATATTACATATAATAACCATAATACAAAATATATTATTAAATATAGAAATACTCATTGACATTATTACAATATGAAACTATGGAACTGGGAGGCTCTCAACCATACCTCAATTGCGAGGTAGGTGCCTTATTTTATTTGATACCCATTATATAGTATTACACAAAACATTTACCACAAAATAGTTATTGCCTCGTCATTGATTATTACCACAGTTATTTTACACATAATATAGTGGTGAATATTTGTTTGACCACAAAGTTATTTGGTTGTCATTTGTCCATTATGTAGTATAACAGAAAAATATTGAGCCTTCAATTTTCAAAGTTACAGCAGCAGTAGTTTTTGGCTTACCACACTTTTCTAAAATCGCAAGTGGTTGGGAGGGGTAGGCATTTGGGCATTGGCATAGCAACACAACAACAAACAACATATATCCTTCCAAATACAGCAGGTAATTTGTCCATGCCGCTGCACCGCTGCACAAAGTTGTCAGAAACATTGGGGCCCCTCCATGGTGTTGTCAGATAGCCGTGTGAGTAGCACGGAATTGTCAGAATATTTTAACATTTGTGTTGAGTTGCATTGCAATAGGTAATGGGCAGAAAAGCTTTCAGAAAAAATATACTTTCTATGAGAGTTGAAAGATACTTGGTGTGGATGTGCATGAGGTGTCTCGCTCTTCAGTCAATTATCTTATTATCATTATATGTTCATTCAATTTACTTTATTGTATCTATATATTATTCAATACATATTATTGTATAGTCAATTAGCATAGCAACATTTAATTGCCTGAAAATAACATTCTTTTATTATTATTGTGTTATCTATTATTACTCTATTTATATATTATCAGAACATTCTTACTATTACATCTATAACATTAAATTATCTGACAATTCATTTTTGGACAAAAAATAAGGAGCCCTCGCGTGAGAGCCCCAAATTGTTTTTATTGTATATTCAATTTTAATTATTTCTATGATATCTACATTTTCGATTATAGAAACATCTTATGCAGTTTTCTTGGCACCTTTTTTCTGAGCCTTTTTGCCATTGGCCTCTGCAATCAGACCTTCTGCAAATTTCCGGTAAGCCTCGACCGTCTGTTCAATATCTTTATTTATAACTCTGTTTCTATGAAGCTTGCCTTCTTCGTCTTTTTCGGCCTTCCAAAGCTCTGCTCTATCTTTTGACTTTCTAAAAATGATTTTATAAGAAACACCATTTTCTGTCTTACCAGCCCAAGCCTTGAGTGTCTCACCGGTATGAACATGAACCTGTTTTTTCTTGGCCTCCTCAATTATTGACACCTCATACATTTTCTTACG